GGTTAATTCGAATCTCGATATTTTTCTAGGCACTACCCCCGGAGTTAGTTCACGTCTCCTGCGTCTCACGCAAAGACACCCCTTTCCCCGAAAACGAGGCAACCGAAAACAGTACCATCCAGATACTCTGGCAGGTAACTGTCCGTCCCAGAATTACACAATCCGCAATAGGACCGCCACTGCGGCTAACCTTCGGCCATGCCACTCATCACCAAGGCAGAAGCTGGCCGAGTCCTCGGGGTGACACGCCAGGCCGTCTACAAAGCGGTCAAGGAAGGTCGCGTCCCGGTCGTTCGGACCAGAGACGGGCAAGAGCTGATCGACAGCGAGACGCTACGCGAGCACTGGGCTGCCAACACGATGCAAAAAGTCGGCATCGGTCCCAAGCCCCCGATGGGCGAGAGCGCCTTTCCTCCAGAGCGACCCAAACGAGACCGACCACTCACTGACCCCGAGCCAGGGGACATTGTCCCTGACTACAACGAATCGCGTGCCCGCACCGAGTACCTGAAGGCCGAGCTGCTCGAGCTGGAGCGCAAGGAAAAGGAAGGGCTGCTGGTCCGAGCGGCTGAGGTGCAGGCAAAGTGGGTTGAGGTCATCACCATCAGTCGCACCAAGGTGCTGGGAATCCCAAGCAAGGCAAAGCAGCGCATCCCAGACCTGACGCAGGATCAGGTGGTGGTGCTCGAAGACATCGTGCGTGAAGCCCTCGAGGAACTGGCCGAGGAGTATGGCGACAGTTGAGGACATCGCCAGCTCGGCACTCCGCGCATGGAAGCCGCCCGAGAAGCTCTCGCTAAGCGAGTGGGCAGACAAGCACTTTGCACTGTCGGCCGAGAGCAGCGCTGAGGCTGGCCGCTGGCACACGCTCCCCTACCAGAAGGGGATCATGGATGCCGTCACCGATCCAAGGGTGGAGCAGGTGTCGGTGATGAAATCTGCTCGTGTCGGGTACACCAAGATCCTGAATGCCTGCATCGCATTTCACATCCACCAAGATCCCTGCCCGATGATGCTGGTGCTGCCCACCATTGAGGACGCCCAGGGCTACTCAAAGGAAGAGATCGCACCGATGCTCAGGGATGTGCCGGTGCTGCGCGGCCTGGTGAGTGACAGCAAGGCCAAGGACGGCGCCAACACCATCCTGCAGAAGCAGTATCCGGGTGGAACGCTCGGCCTGGTGGGTGCCAACAGTCCGCGTGGCTTTCGTCGTGTCAGCCGCCGGATCGTGATGTTTGACGAGACAGACGGCTATCCACCGAGCGCCGGCCCTGAGGGCGACCAGATCAAGCTGGGCATCCGCCGAACGGAGTATTACTGGAATCGCAAGATCATCGCTGGCAGCACACCGACGCTGAAGGATGCCAGTCGCATCGAAAGACTGTTTCAACAAGGCGACCAGCGTCGTTACTTCGTGCCGTGCCCCGACTGCGGGCACATGCAGTACCTGAAATGGAGCGGGATGCGATGGAATGAACCGACCGACCCGGTTCACTACGTCTGCGAGAGCTGTGGCGTTTTTATTCCACACTCGAAGAAGCGATGGATGGTTGAGCGCGGTGAGTGGCGCCCGACGACTCCTGGCAATGGCAAGCACGTCAGCTTTCACATCTGGGCGGCATACAGCTACAGCCCGAATGCAAGCTGGGACAACCTGAAAGACGAGTTCCTCGAGGCCAAGAATGACGCCGAGGCGCTCAAGACATTCGTAAACACCGTGCTCGGCGAAAGCTGGGAAGACGACTATGCCGCAAAGGTCGGCGCCGACAGCCTGCTCGAGCGGGCCGAGCTATACGAGCCCAGGCTGGTCCCTGCCGAAGCGTCGGCCCTGACGATTGGATGCGACGTGCAGGACAACCGCCTCAGTCTCAGCGTCTGGGCGTGGGGCCGCGAGGAGGAAGGCTGGCTGGTCGACAGGGTTGTGATTCATGGCGATCCGAGCAGGCCCGAGCCATGGAAGCAGCTTGACGAGGTCGTGACACGGCCGTTTCCACATGCGCTTGGCTGCGAGTTGCGGCCAGATGTGGTCTGCATCGACTCTGGCGGCCACCACACGATGGAGGTGTACCAGTACGCCCGCGAGCGGCAGAACCTAGGCGTGATTGCCGTGAAAGGTCAGAGCCAGAAGGGCAAGCCGCCGATTGGTAAGCCCACCAAGGTGGACTTGAATTACAAGGGCAAGGCCCTGAAGAAAGGCGCTGAGGTCTATCCGGTGGGTGGCGACACGGTGAAAAGCCTGCTGTTTGGCCGGCTGAAGCACAATGAACCAGGTCCAGGATTTTTGCACTTCTATGCCCAGGCCGGGCTCGAGTATTTCGAAGAGTTGACGGCCGAGAAGCAGATCACGCGATTTGTGCGCGGCTACCCCGAGAGGGTCTGGGTCAAGAAGTCGAGTCAGAGAAATGAAGCGCTGGACGAGCTTGTGTATGCGTATGCAGCGTTAAATCGCATGTACCAGCGGTACGACCGCAGAACAATGTGGGATCAGCTGGAAAAAAGGCTAGAAAAGCCCGTAGAAGCCGAGCGCAAGGCCCCGCTAAGATCGAACAAGGCTCCAAAACGGAGTTTTGTCCGCCAGTGGTGAGGCCGTGAAGATCCCATCCAAAATTCGGGCTGGTGACACGGTCGCGTGGAAAGACGATCCGACTGTCGACGTGTTCGGCGCTCCGATCGACAGCTCCACCCACGACCTGACTTATTACGTCAGGTTCAACCGCAACAACCACGGCGCCACTGTTGTGGGAGTTGCTGACGGGAGCGGATGGAGGCTCACGATCAGCTCTGCCGTCAGCGGCGGGTTTCACGAGGACGACATTGGCTACTGGCAGGCAGTTGCCACTGCGAATGTTGGCGGCGCGAAGACGACGCTGGGTTCGGGCAGCTTTGAGGTTGACCCAAATTTTGCCTACGTCGGCACTCCCGCTGCAGTAGATGCCAGGTCTCAGGCGCAGAAAGATCTCGATGCCTGCCAGGCAGCAATTCGGACGCTGATGTCCGGCGGTGCCGTTCAGGAATACCGGATCGGCACCCGCAGCCTGAAACGCTACGACCTCGCTGAGCTGTTGGCGCTCGAGTCGCGACTGAAGGCGGAGGTCGCTCGCGAGCAGAAGGCCGCGATGATCGCAAACGGCCTTGGCAATCCGCATAGCCTGTTCGTGAGGTTCGGCCGCTGATGGGACTCCGCACTCGAGTAGCTCAATTCTTTGGATTCGGGCCAGAGCCTGAACCACAGCCCGCCAAGCGTCGGCGCCGTGCCTATGCAGGCGCTGTGATCAACCGCCTGACCAGTGACTGGATCGCGCACGGCACCAGCGCCGACGCTGAGATCAAGACCAGCCTGCGCAAGCTGCGCGACCGGTCGCGTCAGATGGTACGGGACAACCCGTATGCGCGACAGGCCAAGCGCACGACGCAGATCAACGTGATCGGTCAGGGCGTCAAGCTCCAGTCGCAGGTGATGACCCTGCGCGGCAACAAGCGTGACGAGCGGACGAACAGCCTGATCGAAAGCAAGTGGGAGCGCTGGTGTCGGTCCGACTATTGCGACGTGACGGGTCGCAATAGCTTCCATTCGTTTGAGTGGCTTGCTGCCGGGGCACTGCCCGAGTCCGGCGAGGTGATTTTCCGGGTCCACAAACGTGGGTTTGGTGGCAGCAGGATCCCCTTGGCCCTCGAGATCATCGAGAGCGATCTACTCGATGACGAGTACAACGGCGCAGTGAGCGCCAAGGGCAATGAATGGCGCATGGGGGTCGAGATCGACCGCTATGGGCGAGCAGTCCGTTATGCGTTCCTGACCCGTCACCCTGGCGACTACTGGTTCCAGGGCACGCCCGACAAGGAAAACGTGAAGCACGTTTTTCTGCCGGCGAATGAGGTGATCCACCTTTTCATCCCAGAGCGCCCCAACCAGCACCGTGGAGTGCCCTGGTTTGCGCCGGTGATCGCCGATGCCCACCAACTGTCTGGCTACGAAGAGGCAGCGGTAATCCGGGCCCGGTCTACTGCGTCCCTGATGGGCTTCATCACCAGCCCCGAGGGGGAGCTGGAGGCAGATGCGGTTGAAGAGGGCCAGCGCATCACCGAGTTCGAGCCTGGTGTCTTCAAGTACCTCGACCCAGGCCAGTCGGTGACCGTGCCCGACCTGCGCTCGCCGGATGCGCAGTATGAAAGCTTTGTGCGGGCTAAGACTCGGCGCTTTGCCTCAGGTTTTGGCTGCTCCTATGAGACCCTGTCGAGGGACTTCTCGGAGACCAACTACTCCAGCTCCCGCCTAAGCCTGCTCGAGGACCGTGACCACTGGAAGGTGGTGCAGAACTACCTGATCGAGCACTTTCACATGCGGGTGTTCCGTGAGTGGCTCGACGTAGCGGTTCTCAGTGGCGAGCTAGCCCTGCCGGACTACGAGCTGCGCCCTGAGCGTTACGACAGTCCGAAGTGGCTGGCACGCGGTTGGAGCTGGGTGGATCCGCTCAAGGAGGTAAAGGCCTACCGCGAGATGGAGGCAGCTGGCTACATGACCAAGGCGCAGATCTGCGCACAGCTAGGCGGAGACCTCGACGAAAACCTTCAGCAAATTGCTCGCGAGCGGAAGACTGCTGCCAACCTTGGCGTGCAGCTCGACACTGATCTGATTAAGTCGCCGCCCAGCGCACCGACGGAGCCTTCAGCTACCGAAGAACCTCCGGTCGAGGAAGCGCAGCAAGATACAAGCGCTGAGCCTCGCGCCAAGTCAACAAGATCGCGTCGCAAGAAGCCGACTACAGTTGAACAAGTTCAATCCGAGCGTCCAGAGGGGCCGCTTAACTGATGGACGAACTGAAGGAAACAACTGAAACCTCTAGCGCGGAGCGTGCCATGCACGATCTGACGGAGGAGCAGGTAGTCGCGATCGGCGAGACCATCGGCCAGGTCGTGGCCGAGCATATGGCCGAGATCGTCGAGGATACGGTCGAGACGCTGTCGGGCGAAGACCCGGAGTCCGAGGACGAAACCGAGGAGATGGCCGAGGAGTCTGCTCCGATGCCGATGGGCGACAGAGCAAAAGCTGACGCCCTAAGCGTCGGCGACTTCGTCAAGTGGAACACGCCCGGTGGCCAAGCCCAAGGGCAGATCAAGAAGGTCGAGCGCAACGGTCGCATCGATGTGCCAAGTAGCAGCTTCGAGATCGTCGGCACGGAGGAAGATCCAGCTGCGCTGATCGCGGTCTACCGCAAGGGCGCGGACGGCTGGAATGAGACCGACGTGATGGCCGGTCATCGCTTCAGTGCTCTGACCAAGACCACAGCTCTGCGCTCACTGGAAGGTAAGTACCAACGCACTGAAGCCACCGTCTTCTCGGAAGTAGAGGAGCGCTCCTTTGAGTTCCCCTTTAGTTCCGAGTATCCCGTGCCTAGGTACTTTGGAAACGAAGTGCTTAGCCACGAAATTGAAGCAGCCGATCTGAGCCGTCTCAACGACGGAGCTCCTCTGCTCTTCAACCACAACCCTGACAAGGTCGTGGGTGTCGTCGAGCGTGCATGGGTCGACGGCAGCAAGAAGCGGGGTTACGTCAAAGTGCGTTTCTCCCGCAATAGCTTCGCCAAGGAGGTCATGGCCGACGTGAAGGACAATGTCCTTCGCGGGGTCAGCTTCGGCTACTCCATCAACAAAATGGAGGAGCGTGGCGATAACTTCGTAGCAACCAACTGGGCTCCCTACGAAGTATCGGTGGTTAGCATCCCTGCAGACCCGACCATCGGGATCGGCCGGTCGCTTTCGATCGACTCTGCGGCCCCAGCCGCATCACCCACTCAAGAACCTGAGGTTCAAATGGAGAACACCACCCCTGACGTGGAGGTGATCCGGTCCAAGGCCGTCGAGGCCGAGCGTAGCCGTATCGCTTCCATCACTGCTCTCGGCGAAAAGCACGGCATGTCCGAGCTTGCTGGCGAGCTGATCAACGGCGGCCGCAGCCTTGACGAGGCTCGCGCTGCCTTCCTTGAAAAAATCGACACTCGCAGCACCAAAGTGGAGCACCGCATCGACACCACCTCCGAGGTGGGCCTGAACGACAAGGAGACCCGCAGCTACTCCTTCCTTCGCGCACTGAACTACCTCGCCAATCCTGGCGACAAGAAAGCCGCAGAGGCCGCCGCTTTCGAGCGTGAGGTGTCTGAAGCTGCATCCAAGACCTACGGCAAGCCCGCCAACGGTCTGATGGTGCCCAACGAAGTGCTGCGCCGCGACCTGGCCACCAGCCCTGCCTCCGCTGGCGGCAACCTGGTCGCCACCGACCTGCTGGCCGGCAGCTTCATCGAGCTGCTCCGCAACAAGCTGGCTCTGGCCCAGGTGGGCGCCACCGTGCTGAATGGCCTGCAGGGCAACATTGCCATCCCTCGCCAGACTGCTGCCGCTACCGCCTACTGGGTGGGTGAAGGCAACGCTCCTACCGAGAGCCAGCAGACCCTGGACCAGGTGACCATGTCGCCCAAGACCGTGGGCGCCTACGTCGACTACAGCCGTCGCCTGCTGCTTCAGTCTTCCGTGGACGTTGAGCAGATGGTCCGCAATGACCTGGCTCGTGTGATCGCCCTCGAGATTGACCGGGCTGGCCTGTACGGCTCCGGCACCTCTAACCAGCCTCGCGGCCTGGTGAACACTGTCGGCATTAACACCAAGGCTCTGACCGGCTACGGCACCTTCGCCGAGCTGATCGACATGGAGACCGAGGTGGCCAAGGACAACGCCGACGCCGGCTCGCTGTTCTACCTGATGAACGCCGCTGCTCGCGGTGCTCTGAAGTCCACCGCCAAGTCTGGCTCTGCCGTGGCTGCTGGCTTCGTGTACGAGAACAACGAGGTGAACGGCTACCCTGCCGTCGTGTCCAACCAGCTGGCATTTGACGACATCGTGTTCGGTGCCTTTGACAAGATGATCATGGGCATGTGGTCTGGTCTTGACCTGACTCTCGACCCCTACGCCGGCGCCACCAGCGGCACCGTTCGCATCATCGCGCTGCAGGACATCGACTTCGCTGTCAAGCATCCCGGCGCCTTCTGCTACGGCACCGGTGCCCTGAGCTGAGCATGATTGCTGGGCTAGTTGAAGCCAAGCGGAACTACAACCCCTCCCTGGTTTCGGCCGGGGAGGGCTTTCTGTTGGCGTATCGGTCTGAACCGAAAAGTTTCAAGGCCAGCGAGATCGTGCTTGCTGAGATGGATGCGGCACGAAACGTGCTGCGCAACCAGCGACTGAAAGTGCCAGGCATCCCGGCCGGGTGCTCACTGGAAGACCCGCGCCTGTTCATGTACGGCGGATCGCCGTACATCGCTTTTTCGATCGCCAAGTACGGCGAGGCGGAAGGGTGGAAGTGCGTACAGGCTTATGGCCGGCTAGTGAAAAAGGGCCGTTCGTGGAGCCTGTCGCAGATGTGGGTGCCGAGGTACGGCGCCAATAACTGGAGCAGCAAGGAGAAGAACTGGACCTTCTTTGAAGCCGAGGGCGCATTGCGCTGCGTTTATGACATGGGCGCTAGCGGCTGGGTTGTGCTCGAACTTGATGGCGACGACGTAGTGCAGGAGTGGCGAAATGCTCCTTTGCGTTGGCGCTGGGGTCGAATGAGCGGCGGAACACCGGCAGTTGACTGGCAGGGACAGAAACTGGCGATGTTCCACAGCTGGGAGAAGCACCCTCGGCGGAGTCGGCTGTATCACGCGGCATGGGTGGCCTTCAGTGCCACAGCGCCGCATGCGCCAACGATGATGTCAGCTGGGCCGGTGATTACGGCAGAGGAGGAATGGGGAGCACCTGAAACAGCTAGAGGCTGGCAGCCGCTGTGCGTCTTTCCTGGCGGCCTCGAGCTGGTTGGACAAAAGGCGCTCGTGTCCTACGGCCGCAACGATCTCGACTGCGCAATCGAGACGATCCGGGTCGATCAGATGCGCCGCGTCACCACGCCGGTGAATGCAAAGGGCGAGATTCGCGTGCGTTTGACCGGTGACGTGATGATCGGCGGCCAGCCAGCCTGGTCTGGCACCGAGGTCGCAGTGCAAGCTGCAGATGCGGCTAGCCTGATTGCACGACACAAGGCGGTGCCGCTGTGATCTCAGAGGATCTGAATGTCTTCCTGGATGACTTCGGGGTCAGCTGCACTGCCGGTGCAGTGACCGCACTGGGCATCCTGGACACGCCAAGTCAAGTGGTCGCCGATGGGATGGTGCTTACCACCGACTACAGGCTCACAGCAAAAACGTCAGATTTTGGGACGCTTAAGTACGGCGATAGCATTTCCGTGAACGGCGTCTCTTACCAAGTTCGCGAAAACGTGCTGCTTGATGACGGCCAATTCTGCGACCTTTACCTGCAGCGCACATGACAAAACGCGAAACCATTCTCGCCGCTGTAGCTACGGCGCTTGCCGGGACCGCCCAGGTGGGCAACCGCATCTATCGCAGCAGGGCGTCGGCCCTGGCGCGATCCGAAAGTCCAGCGATTGTCGTCGAGCCAATTACGGACGATGCCGACAATGGCGTGGTGCCCAAGCTTGATTGGCGCCTGATCGTGCGAATTGCGGTTGTGGTTCGCGGCGCAGTCCCCGACCAGCTTGCAGACCCAGTTGTCGAAGACGTTCACAAGCGATTGCTGACCAACTCAGCGCTTCTCGAACTTGTCAGCGAAATCGTCCCGGTTCGTGTGGTCTTCGATAGTATCGATGCAGATCAGCCTGCGGGCGTGGTGATGATGGACTATTCCATCCGCTACCGGACTCAGGCTGCCGATCTCTCTCTAGCTTGAGGCCTAGCATGGTGGACGAACATCACGGCAAGGGCGGCACCTACACGGTGGATCCGAAGTCTGGCAAGCGCACGCTGGTGCAGGGCTCACGCACCGAGCCTCAGTCCACGCAAGCGAAGCTGGAAGAGGAAACCGCTCCTACAGCTGCAATTCCCAAGGCTCCTGAGCCTGCCCCTGAATCCACCTCCAAGCCTTGAGGTAATCGGCCATGCCCCTCCTTTACAACAAGCGAGTTCTGCTCGCCAAACAGGAAGTCACCTACGGCGTTGACCCGACCCCTACGGGTGCGGCCAATGCCATCCTGGTGCGCAACCTAGAGATCCAGCCAGTCGACGCCGAACAGGTCAGCCGCGACCTGGTCCGTCCCTACCTGGGCTCGAGCGACATCCTGATCGCCAACGTCCGCAGCCGGGTGACATTTGAAGTGGAAATGGCCGGCTCGGGCACTGCAGGCACGGCGCCCAAGTATGGCCCAATCCTCAAAGCCTGCGGCATGTCTGAGACTGTCACCGCTGCCACCAAGGTGACCTACGCCCCGGTGTCAGAGGCTTTCAGCTCCTGCACCATCTACGTCAACATCGACGGCGTCACCCACAAGATCAAAGGGTGCCGGGGCACCGTCAGCATGAACATGACGGTCAGCCAGATCCCCGTGTTCCAGTTTGAGCTGATGGGTGTCTATGACGCGCCTGTTGACGTGGCGTTCTCGACCATCGGCACTACCTACACCGGCTTCCAGAACCCCCTGCTGTTCAACAACACCAACAGCTCCGGCTTTGAGTTCCACTCCTACAGCCCCGAGCTCAGCAGCCTGGAAGTGCAGGTGGGCATGGACATGGTCTACCGCGAGCTGGTTGGCAACACCAAGGAAGTGCTGCTGACCGACCGCAACACCACTGGCACCGTCCAGTTCGACGCGGTCACGATGGCAACGAAGGACTACTTCACGAGCGCCATCACCAGCACTTCCGGTAACTGCACCGTGACCCACGGCACTGTTGCCGGCAACAAGGTGAAATTGACCATTCCTCGGGCTAACATCACAACCATCAACTACGCCGAGCAGAACCGGGTCACTCAATACTCGATTCCGTTTGCTGCACTGCCGTCCAACAACGGCACCGGCGATGATGAGTTCTCTCTCGAGGTGTTCTGATGCCCTTCGTCCGCAAGTCCAAGGACGCATCCTTCAAGTGGCCCGTCGCTGTTGAGTATCCGACTGACGGCGGGCGCTTTGAAACCGAAACTTTTGACGCGGTGTTCCGCCGTGTCGGTCGCTCGGAGTTCAACAAGCTGCTCGACAAGGGCGACACCGACCTTATCGAGTCTGTGCTGGTTGGCTGGGAAGGCATCAAGGACGAAGGCGACAAGGAGCTGCCCTACTCGAAGTCGGCCCTCAAGGAGCTGATTGACGACCCCTACTTCACGCGAGGGATCATCAAAAGCTACCTTGAGAGCCTGGAAGGGGCGAAGGTAAAAAACTGAAAGAGGCCGCCGAGCACTGGGCTTCCGGCGGCGTCGACGACCAGGCGGAGGAAGACTTCAAGGCATTCGGCGCAACGGATGAGGACATCGCAAAACTGCGAGCCTCTACGCCGCCTTCTGACTTTGAAGTCTTCTTCGACAACTGGGAGACGGTGATGATGTTTCTGCGCATGCAAACGCAGTGGAACATCACCATGAGCGGCTATGCCGGCCTCAAGTACGAGGTGCTGCGGTGGCTGTGCGACCTATACTCGGTTGAGGATCCCAAGGCCATGCTTGAGGGCATTCAGGCCATGGAAGCCGCCGCCCTGAAAGTTCTGAACGACGATGGCTGAACAGGTCGCACGGCTAAAGATCCTTGCCCAGATCGAAGGCCTCGAGGGCTTCGATAAGCTCAAGGGCGCCTTCAAGGGTCTGCAGCAGGCGATCGGCCCTGCCGAGACGCAGCTGAGCAAGGCTCGACAGGACATCATTGCCTTCGGGGAAGCCGGCAAGCGCACCGAGCAGATCATCAGAGGGCAGATTGACGCCCTGAAGGCGCTAAAGGGCCAGGCCGGCGCTGGTGGCCAGCTCTACACCACGCTGGGGGCCGATATTCGTCGCCTTGAGGGCGAGGTCCGCGACCTGAACGCGGCCTACGTCGATCTCGCCACGGGCGCGACCTATACGGCGAAGCAGCTCAGCAATCTGGGTGCTGCAACGAGCAAGCCGAGCATGCTTGCCGCGCAGGTTCGTCAGATGCAGGACGACCTGGCGAAGTTCAAGCTTTTGAGCCGGGAGTACATCCAAGGCGTCGCCGATATCAATAAGGCGACGCAAGAAGGGCAGCGCAAAAGTCAAGACAACAACCTGTTCAGCAATGCGCTGAACGCGAATCCTTACCTGAAGGGCAACTACTTCGTTGATGACCCGGCCGCTCTGTTTGAGCGCCAGGCGAAGCAGGGTGGCTTGCCCGCCACAGTCGCCGCCAAGCAGGCTGAAGTCTCCCGCCTGAAGGAGCAGCTGCAGAACGTCCTGCGGGACACTTCTAACCTCGAGCCGCTGCTTAATGACATTCGCCGCATCGAGGGCAACCTTGCATCCACTCGCGGCCCAGCAACCACTAGCGGCGGCGCTCGCACGACCATTCCGGGCCTGGAAGGCGCCGGCCGCGACATCGGCCGCGAATGGGAAGCTTCGCGCATTCAACTGGGCCAGCTGGCCGCCGAGTACGACCGCCTAAAGCAGGCCCAGCAGGACCAAGTGCGGGTGCTGCAGACGCAGCTATTGGATGCCGAGGACGACCTTCAGCGCATGCTGAATGGCACGACCAAGGAACAGGAGCAGGCAGCCAGGGTAGAGGAGCGTCGCGCTCGCGTCCTGGAGAAGCTCGCAAGGATCCAGGAGGATGTTGCAAAGGCGCCGAACGTCGGGGGTTACCGCGACCCCGCGACAGGCGCCATGCTGGCGCGTGGCACAGAAGGGCGCTCGGCTGCTCGCGAAAATTTGCTGTCGCAGATCTCGATGCCGCCCCGAGAGATCAGCTCCCTCTACCAGTCAATCGGTGGTGTTGGTTTTGCAAAGATCAGCAATGACATCGAACGAATGGGCAACAGCTACGAAGAGGTAGCTGTTGACATTCGCAAGGCGACCGCCGCCTCTGATGGCAGCATCAATAGCCTGCGCTCGCAGCGCGCGGCCTGGGAAGAACTTCGCAACACTGTCGGCAACAACAAGGCTGCGCTGAAAGAGATCGGCAAGGAGCTGTCGACAATTGATCGGCAGTTGGAGAAGCGTATCGGCGGCGGCAACGCGTTTGGTAGCAGGTTCCAGACCCTTGGCGCTGTTGCCTCGGGCGCCGTGTTTGGTGGGCCTGCGGGCTTCCTCGGCGGCGCTGCCGGCGCAGCCTTTGGTGCAGCATCTGGGGTCGGCGGCTTTGCCGGAGCCCTGGGAGGCGCGGCGATCGGTGCAGCAGTCGGTGGAGTTGGGCAGGCTGCGGCTGGTGCTAGCAACTACGCATCGGAAATCGCTCGCCTGCAGATCGCGCTGAAGGGTGTCAGCACCGATCAACGCGAGTTCAACAACAGCCTCAAGTTCATCAAGGATGCAGCACCGCAGTTTCTAACCAGTCTCGGAGACGCCACCAAGAACTACACCAGGCTGCAAGCCTCCGTGCGCGGCGCAGGCATGGGCGTCAATGAGACCCAGACGGTCTTCAAGGGCCTCAGCGCTGCCATCGTGGCCACCGGTGGCAGCACCGAGCAGCTCAACGCGGCCATGCTCGCTGCCTCGCAGGTATTTTCCAAGGGCAAAGTGAGCGCGGAAGAACTGCGCGGACAAATCGGCGAGCGCCTGCCCGGTGCATTCACGATCTTTGCCCAGGCTGTAAAGATGACCCCGCAGCAGCTCGACAAGGCGCTGCAGGACGGCAAGGTCACGACTGAGCAGTTCGTCAAGTTCAGCGAAGAGCTGTTCAAGCGCTACGGAGATGCAGCCAAATCAATCGGCGACTCGCCGTTTGCTGCAAGCATCCGCTTCCAGCTTGCAATGGACAACTTCAAGCTGGCGGCGGGCCAGGCATTGCTGCCCATCGTCACAGCGTTCCAGAACTTTGGCACCGAAGCACTGAACTCACTGACGCGGGTCGCCGAGGGAACAACGAACTGGCAGAAGGCTCTTGGCAACACGTTCAGCAACGTCAGCAAGCTGATCGGTGGCGTACAGGGGCTGAAGGACATCCTGTCTGGTCTCACCAAGACGCTGCTCGTGCTCGGCACGACCATGGCGGGCGTCTTTGCGGTGCAGAACATCGGCACCTTCGTGGCGGCGTTCAGGACTGTTGTGGGTGTCACGACGACGCTGGTTAAGGTCACTCGAGAGCTGCTGACGCTTGAGAAGGCGATCACGGCACTCAAGGCCATTCAAGGCGCATTGCAAGCCGTCATCAGTGGCTCCGCTTCCGGTGCTGTCAAAGGGCTTAGAAGCGCAAAAGGAGTTGGCGCCGTTGTTGGACTGGCGGCCGGTGCTGGTGCAGCGGCGCTGTTCAAGGATCAGATCGACGGAGCTGTCAGTGGCATCGTCGACTCGATCGGCGGCAAGTTCAACGACATGTTCAAAATGCCCGAGCTGGGCGGCAACTTTGGCGGCCAGGCGCAAAACGTACCCCCTAGCACTGGCGAAGATTCTGAGAAGGCTAAAAAGGAAGCCGACGAACAGCGCCGTCTCGACGAAGCCAATGCTCGAGCTCGTGTTGATCTAGACAATGCGACCCATCGCAATGCGATGGAGTTGATCCGTAAGCGATACGAGTTCGAACAAGAGTTACAAAATAAGCAGCGCGACAACTGGGTGAAAAGCTTTACTGGCGTAGCTAAATCTGCCGCCAGTCTCATCACGTCTTTCTATGGCGAGATGGATGGGCTTACGAATCGTCGCCGGGAAGCCGCCTTTGGTGTCATGGCTGCTCAGCAGGCGGCCAAGTCTGCTCAGGCTATGGCGACGGCGACTGGCGGCACCGGCGTCTCTCCGACTGGCGTTATTGCTCGCACCGGCGATACTGGCCAGAGCACGGGGCCACATCTGGATGCTCGCTGGGCTGACGGCCGGCGCATCACGGCAGAAGATGTTGATCGCTATATCAGCGTCAATGGCAGGGACCCAAGCAGCTATGGCGTCACCAGCCCCTACGGGCCGCGCAGGATGTTTGGCCGCAGCTTCCATAACGGAATCGACTTCGGCACCCCCAGCGGCAGCGGCATCGGTCTGCGCAACGGCGCAACCGTACTGCGCGACCTGGGCTTTACTGGCGCAGGAGGCTTTGCTGTTGAAATTCAGACGGCAGACGGCCCCATGCGTCTTCTGCATCTGCAAGGTGGTTCAACGGCTCGAGCGACTGCCTCGGCAACTGGCAATGCTTCGCAGCAGGCTCGCTCGATCGGCGCCGAAGCCAAGTCAGGCGTTGAGGCTGTCGACCTCGCTGGGGCTGAGCGCATCCTGAAGCTTACCGAAGAGCAAGTCGCTAAGCTGAAAGAGCAAATTGGCACGGGATTTGTGCGTGACTATACGCAGCAAATCCGTGAACAGCTAGACGCTCAAAAGGACGCAAACTTTGAGCTCGAGTACCGCAACAGGTTGGAGAAATCCAACATGCGGCCCGAGTTTGTTGACGCTGAACTGCGCAAAGCCAAGGCGGCTCGCGAGGTCACGCAAAGCATTAGCGTGGCAAACGAGGCGCTAAAGGCGCTGGAAAAGAGCGGTCAGGGCAATTCCGCTGAAGCCAATAAGTTGCGCGAAGCGATTCAGGCCTTGGTGGTCCTGTATCCACAGCTCGGTCAGGCAATCACTGACAACGCTAAAAGACAGGTAGAAGCTGCTGACAGGGCGAGGAGCTTTAACGGAAGCCTCACCACATCCCTGCAGAACTACTACAAGACACTGAACGATTTTGGCGGCTCTGTTGGCACAGTTATTCAAAGCACATTCAAGGGCCTTGAAGATCAGCTTCTGAATTTCGTCACCACCGGCAAGGCCAATTTCAAGGAGCTCGCCCGCAGCATCCTTTCTGACATGGCTCGGATCGCTATTCAGCAGGCGATCATCAAGCCGCTAATGGGCGGAGTGATGGGGCTGTTTGGCATTCCACTACCCAACGCCAATGGCAACGCATTTGCCCAAAACGGCATCGTTCCGTTTGCAATGGGTGGCGTCGTCGATAAGCCCACCCTGTTCAAGTTTGCCAATGGTGGCGCCGGCCAGCTCGGACTGATGGGCGAAGCCGGTCCAGAGGCGATCATGCCACTGCGTCGTGGGCGCGACGGGAAGCTCGGGGTCGCGGCGGGCAGCGGCGGCGGCAGCACCAGCGTCGTCGTGAATGTGGACGCGTCTGGCGGCAGCCAGGTCCAGGGCAATCCGGGTCAGGCTGAAGCGCTCGGTCGCGCTGTGTCGCAGGCGGTGCAGAATGAACTTCTCCGCCAGAAGCGCCCTGGCGGCTTACTGGCGGCTTAATCATGGCGACCTTCACCTACATCCCTGAATATCCACCCACCGAGGTGAGTAATCCTCGCGCACGCAAGGCTCAATTCGGAGACGGCTACGAGCAACGCATTCGCTTTGGATTGAACACTGACCTCAAGAGCTGGCAGCTCACGTTCAAGTCGCGCAACAACACTGAGACGACTGCTATCCGCAACTTCTTGCAGGCGCGCGGTGGAGTGGAGTCGTTCACCTGGACACCGCCGGTGTGGGGCGCTGCTCAGGGCCAGTACGTGTGCGAGGACTGGCAGATCACGGCTGACTCTTACAACCTGAACACTGTCACCGCGACCTTCCGGCAGGTTGCAGAGCCCTCATGACAGTTCCCCAGCAGATCACGGAGGAGCTGCAGAAGGTCGCCCCGAGCGCGATCATCGAGCTGTTTGAGCTGCGCCTGGTGCAGAAGCTCCACGGCAGCACCGACGTTTATCGCTTCCATGCCGGCGTGAATGGCAAGAACGATGGCGGCAGCGTGGTGTGGGCTGGACAGACCTATACAGCGTTCCCCATCGAGTGCGACGGCTTCGAGTACAGCGGCAATGGCCAGCTCCCCCGGCCCCGGCTGCGGGTCGCCAACGTGCTCAGTACGATCACCACGGTGCTGCTGGCTGTGAACGCAATCACGCCAGGCAATGACCTGATCGGCGCAAAGGTGATCCGGCGGCGCACCCTGGCCCGCTACATGGACGCATCCAACTTCCCCGGCAACGTGAACCCCTACGGCACGCCGGACAGCACCGCCGAGTTCCCGGAGGAGATCTACTACATCAGCCGGAAGGTGGCGGAGAACCGCGATGTCGTGGAGTTCGAGCTGGCGGCTGCGTTTGACCTGCAGGGTGTGCGTGCGCCCAAGCGGCAGTGCATCGCGAACGTCTGCCAGTGGGGCTACAGGTCTGCTGAGTGTGGTTTCGATGGCCCGCCGGTGGCCAACGAGTTTGACGTTCCTGCTCTAACGCCAACATCGACAGAAGCGACGGCCTACTACAGCGCCGTGACAACGCTGGCGACACGCACGACACAGTTGGCGACTGCGACCACGACGCTGAACACAACCAAAAACACGCTGAATGCTACGCAACCGACCTGGAAGCTGGCCGAGACCCGCTACGACGCATTTAACCAAGTCGGATTCAACACCTTTTCAGCTGTAGGTGAATTTGCGTCATGGAACGGAGTGAGCGTAACTTTGGGCACTGAATACAGGCGCGGCACGCAAAAATACTTTAGCGTTTATCTCGCCGTGTACGAGATCCAGCGGTGGGTTCTTGATTCCACTGGCCTCGCTGCCGCACAGGCTGCCTACGACGCGGCGCTGGCTGCCTACAACACCGCTCTCTCTAACTACAACGCCGCTGTTGCAGCTCGGGACACCGCACTGAACACTTGGCAGGCCTCTGCCGCCTGGGACGCGGACATCGCCTACAGCGGCGACGCCTGCGGCAAGAGGGTGGACAGCTGCAAGCTGCGATTCGGCGCGACGGCCGCACTGCCCTTCGGCAGCTTCCCTGGCGTGGGGAGCTTTGCCGTATGACCTGGCGCACCGATGCCCTTGAGCACGCACAAGCCGAAGACCCGCGCGAGGCCTGTGGCCTGCTGGTGGTGGTCAAAGGCCGCGAACGCTACTGGCCGTGCAGGAACCTTGCCGACACGGCTGATTTCTTCGTCTTGGACCCGCTCGACTACGCAGCAGCCGAGGACGCTGGCGAGATCCTGGCTGTCGTTCACAGCCACCCTCTCACCCAGCCGGTGCCCAGCCAGGCGGACCGAATGGCGTGCGAGAACAGTGGGCTGGAGTGGCACATCGTCAACCCCAAGACTGGAGAGTGGGGCGGGTGCAAGCCGGAGGGCTACAGGGCGCCGCTGATCGGGCGCTGCTGGGCGTGGGGGGTGTCTGACTGCTGGACGCTGGCGCGTGACTGGTATCGCGAGGAGCTGGACCTAGAGCTGCGGGACTGGGAACGGCCCGTGCGGTCTGAGGACTTCCTGCGGGAGCCGATCTTTGATCGCTGCTGGCGGGACACTGGCTTCCGAGAGCTAGGAGAGGATGAGGAGCTGAAGCGCGGCGACCTTCTGCTGATGGCCATCAGCAGCCCAGGCCTGAATCATTGCGCTGTCTACCTGGGCGACCAGGCCGTCTTTCACCACCTGCAGGGACGCCTCAGCAGCCGCGATCTCTACGGTGGCTGGCTCCTACAATGCACAGGGAGGCGGCTTCGTCATGCTTCGCAGGATTAAGCTCTACGGCCAGCTTGCGAAGTTCATCGGCAAGCGAGTTCTCCACGCTGATGTTGCCAGCGCGGCCGAGGCCGTGCGCTTCCTTCTCGCGAACTGGCCAGAGCTCGAGCAGCACATGGCCGACCAGCACTATCGGGTGAGTGTTGGCGACTACGACCTCGCTCTGGAAGAACTTCACCACCCTGCAGGGCAGCAGGAGATCAAGATCGTCCCCGTGGTGGCCGGTGCTGGTGGTGCTGTCGGGCGGATCCTGGCCGGCGTGGCGCTGGTAGCCCTGACCATCGTCACCGGCGGATTCGGTGGCGCTGCGATTGGACTCTTTGGTGCCGGCACCCTTGCGGTGGGCACCGTGGCCCTTGGCGTCGGCGCCAGTCTGATCCTGGGTGGCGTCGCAGAGCTTCTCAGCCCCGTTCCCAAAGCCACCACCGGCATGGATGGGGAGGCCGACCCACGCAAGTCATACAGCTTCAGCGGCATCCAGAACGTCTCGCGGCAGGGCGTCCCGGTTCCCGTGATCTACGGCGAGACCATCGTCGGGTCGATTGTCATCAGCGCCTCCATCGACATCAGCCAGACATGACAGACCAGCCCTTGATCTCAGGCGCATTCGGCGGCCGTGGCGGAAGCAGCGGGGTCAATACGCGCACCCCCACGGAGGCCGGCGACAACCTCAACAGCAGCGCCACCGTTGAGATCATCGACGTGCTCGGCGAGGGTGAGATAGAGGGCTTTGCTACGCCTTCCAAGGCTGGCTATGCACGGGGCAGCGCGGACTGGAATCGCGCCATGCTCAAGGACATCTACCTCGACAACACCCCTATCCTTCGCGCCGGGGCCAGCAATACAGCTCCAGCGGCATCGGATTACAACTTCAAGAACGTCGGAGTAAATCCTCGCTACGGGACGCAGGCGCAGTCCGCAATCAATTCCAACACCGGCAGCGGGAGTGCTGCGTCTGAGGTTTCTGTCGGAGTGCAGGTAGACAGGAACGTTCCTGTCGTGCGGACCATCACGGACACCAACGTGGACGCCGTGCGGGTCACGATCACAGTTCCGCAACTGCAGAGCTATGACAGCAACGGCGACATCAATGGCGAGGCTGCGCACGTCGTGGTTGCGCTTCAGCGCAATGGTGGCGGCTGGTCAGACGTTGTGAACGACGTGATCCGTGGTCGCACTCCTGACTCCTATCAGCGCGACTACATGATTCCAGTGACGGGGCCGTTCCCCGTTGATGTTCGGGTGAGCCGCGCGAACCCCGACAGCACAAGCGCCAAAATCGTCAACGCCTTCACCTGGACCAGCTACACCGAGATCATTGCCGAGAAGCTGCGCTATCCCAACAGCGCACTTGTGGCACTGCGGGTCAATGCTGAGCAATTTGGCTCCGTCCCCAGCCGCAGCTATCAGGTGCGGGGGCTGAAGGTTCAGATCCCCAACAACGCAACGGTTGACCGGGCCACGGGGCGCATCACCTACAGCGGGGTCTGGAATGGGACATTTGGCGCGGCGCAATGGACATCCGATCCGGCCTGGTGCCTATGGAATCTGCTGACCAGCAAGCGGTTCGGGTTTGGCGATCACATCTCGGCAGCCAGCCTCGACAAGTGGGCGTTTTATTCGGCGAGCCAATACTGCAACGAGCTGGTCCCTACGGGTTTTGGCGGCACTGAACCTCGGTTCTCGATGAACTGCCTGATCCAAACCCAAGAGGATGCCTACAAGCTCATCAATGATCTCTGCAGCGTGTTCCGGGCCATGCCCTACTGGAGCACCGGTGCGCTGACCATCGCCCAGGACAAGCCGCAGCCGGCCTCCTACCTGTTCACGATGGCCAACGTGGCCGAGGAGGGCTTCAGCTACGCGGGCAGCGATTCCAAGGTGCGCCCCACAGTGGCGGTGGTGTCCTACCTGGACCTGCGCACCAAAGACATCGCCTACGAGGTGGTGGAGGACGTGGTGGCTGTCGCCAAGTACGGCGTGCAGACCACGCAGGTTTCCGCCTTTGCCTGCACCTCGAGGGGGCAGGCCGCGCGCCTCGGTGAGTGGCTCCTCTACTCCAGCCAGTACGAGACGGAGGTGGTGACCTTCACGGCTTCCGTGGAGGCGGGCGTGATGGTGCGGCCCGGCCAGGTGATCGAGATTGCCGACCCGGCCCGTTCAGGGGCGCGGCGTGGTGGCAGGATCATGAGCGCGACCACCACCTCAGTCGTTGTGGACGACGCCAGCGGCCTCCCGGCCAGCGGTGGCACCCTGTCGGTCATCTTGAAAGACGGCACAGTAGAAGCCCGGACAGTTGGGACCCGAAGCGGCAACACCTTCAACCTGCCCAGCGCATTGTCTGCCGCACCGGCGGCAAACTCCATCTGGGTTTACGGCGGCGGCGGGATTTCGACCACGCTATGGCGGGTGCTCTCAGTGCAGGAGCAGGAGGGCGTTCGCTACAGCGTCACAGCGCTGAGCTACAACGCCAGCAAGTACGCCTACGTCGAGCGTGACCGGCCGCTGCAGTTCCGTGATGTCACCAACCTGAACCTGGTGCCGGCCGCGCCAACAAACCTGCAGATCACGGAGTCGCTGTATCCGTTCCGTGGAGAGGTTCGCGCAAAGGTGTCGATCTCTTGGCGGCAAGTGCCGGGCGTGAACCAGTACAGGGTGCGCTGGCGCAAGAACCAAGGCAACTGGACGATTTACACAACCCAGTCACCCGACCACGAAATCCTGAACATCACCCCTGGCAGCTTCGAGGTGGAGGTGTTCAGCCTCAACTCCGTTGGGCAGATCAGCACCAGCTCGCTGACAGGCACCCTGGAAGCGCTGGGCAAGACTGCGCCGCCAGCCAACGTGACTGGGCTCACCAGCGTCATCGATAAGGATCTGGGTGTGGCACTCAGCTGGAATCCTGTCGAGGACATCGACCTGAAGGACTACGAAATCAGGTCTGGCGGGTCCAGCTGGGAGACAGCGGCGTTCCTCGCCTACGCCCAGACCACTCGCTACGTGCTCGGCCTGCTGGACCCCAGCACCACGGTCTACCGGGTCAAGGCTCGAGACAGCAGCAACGTCTTGAGCACGGCCCAAGCCACCACGACGATCACGATCACGGGGCCGGGCGCTCCCACGGTCACCCACACCATCGAAGACCCCGTGGCGGCGATCACCTGGACCACCCCGCGAGGCTCCTATACCCCGGACTACTACGAGCTGCGCCACGGCGCGAGCTTCGCGTCCGGCACCAGCGTGGGCAGGGTCTATGGCAACAGCTTCAACGTGCCCGTCATGTGGAGCGGAACCAGAACCTTCTGGGTGGCCGGTGTTGATCCAGCAGGCAACACTGGAGCAGCCGGCAGCCGGAACGTCACGATCACCGCAGCCGCAGCGCCGACCGTAGCGGCCACCTTCTACGGGCGCAGTTGCACGCTCAGCTGGAATCCGGTCAACGGCACGCTCCGGTCGGTGTTCTATGAGATCCGCTATGGCGCGAGCTGGGCGGCCGGCACCAAGATCGCCAAGATCAGCGCCGATGGCACCGGCTACTCCACTGATGCCAATTGGGCCGGGGCGCGAACCTTCTGGGTGGCTGCCGTGGACGCGAACGGCAACTACGGCGCGGCGGGCAGTGTGGTGACCTCGATTGACCGAGCGCCGGCCCCGACGCTCAGCGTCACCTTCAGCGGCCGAGACGCTCAGATCAGCTGGCAAGCGGTCAAGGGCACCCTGGAGGTTGCCTACTATGAGGTGCGGCGGGGGAGCACCTTCGCGACCGCTACCGTGCAGGGGCGGGTGAACGCCACTTATTTCACGACCCGCGCCAACTGGGTTGGCACTCAGAGGTTCTGGGTGGCAGCAGTTGACGTGAACGGCCTTTACGGGGCAGCCGGATCATGAGCGACGGACTCGGCCAAGAAACAGCGGTTGACATCACGGTCTCGGCACCGTCTCAGCCAACAATCGCGCAGCAGGTTGTTGATAACAACGTCCTACTCCAGTGGAACGACTGCACGACAACTTTGCCCGTTGATTCATATGAACTCCGGCGCGGAGCGGCATGGGCAAGCGCCACCCTGATTGGCACCAAGTCTGGCCGTTTCACCTCAGTTTTCGAGACGGCCGGCGGGACGTATACCTACTGGCTGGCAGCCATCGACAGTGCAGGGAACTACGGCACCCCAGGGAGCGTGTCGGCGATAGTCAATCAGCCGCCGGACTACCAGCTAAAGCTCAACCAGAACTCAACCTGGAGCGGCACGAAGAACAACGCGCTGCTGGACAGCGGGACGCTGCTGTTGGGCCTGAACCTCACCGAGACCTACCAGGATCATTTCACCACCCGCAGCTGGAACAGCCCGCAGGACCAGATCACAGCCGGCTACAGCTACTGGATCATGCCATCCACTACCTCGGCCTACTACGAGGAGATCGTGGACTATGGCAGCGTGGTCGCATCCAGCAAGGTGACGGAGACGCTCACCAGCACGGTGATAGCCGGTTCGTTCTCGGTCACCCCCAAGATCAGCGTGCGCAAGCTGACCACAGACCCCTGGACCGACTACAACGGCGTGAATCAGGTCTATGCGAGCGACTTCCGCTACATCAAGTTCCGCTATGACTTCAGCAGCGCGGGCGGCGACGACCTGATGCGCCTGACCGAACTGAACTATCGGCTCGATTCCAAGCTGCGCAATGACTTCGGCACAGGCACCGCGAACTCTGCGGACAGTGGCGGAACCACCGTGAACTTCAATGTTGCTTTCGTTGACGTGGAGGCAATCAGCGTGACACCTTCCGGGACGACGCCCAGAATTGCCATCTATGATTTTGTGGATGCCCCGAACCCCGTCAGCTTCAAGGTTCTGCTGTTTGACACCAGTGGCAACCGGGTGAGCGGGGCCTTTAGCTGGAGTGCCCGAGGAGTCTGATGGCCAACTGGAACAACCCCACCCTCACGTCGCTCTACACAGACTTCCTTTCGGAGCTGAAGGCTCGGGACACAGACCTGGCGCTGCAGTTTGACAGCGGCACCCTCAGCAACCTGGTCACCGGCACCATTCGGTGGGACAGCAGCGCCAACCGCTGGAAGAAGTGGAGCGGTAGCGCATGGGCAGAGCTGACCACGACCTATGCGCTGACGGGGCTGAGCACCACCGGGGCGGCCGGCATCGGCGGGGCGTTGACGGTCACAGGCGCGGCGGCACTGAACGGCGGCGGCACCAGCACCACGCCAGCCACGAACGACAACAGCACGGCCATTGCGACCACGGCCTACGTTCGGGCGCAGGCCTACGCACCGCTCGCCGGCCCTGCGCTTACGGGTGTCCCCACAGCGCCCACGGCAGCCGTCAACACCAACACCACGCAGCTGGCCACTACGGCGTTCGTGATCGGCCAGGGCGCTGATGTGGTGCCGCCGATGAACGGCACGGCAGCAGTTGGGACTTCGCTCGAGTTTGCCCGTGGTGATCACGTTCACCCCACGGACACCAGCCGGGCGCCGCTGGCCAGCCCAACCTTCACGGGCACTCCTGCGGCCCCTACAGCGGCGGTTGGCACCAACACCACGCAACTCGCCACGACGGCCTTCGTGCAGGCCGAGATCGCCAACGACGCCCCGGCCAAGGACGGTACCGGCGCGACGGGCACCTGGGGGATCTCGGTCACTGGGAACGCGGCGACGGCCACCACCCTGGCCACAGCACGGACCATCAACGGGGTCAGCTTCAACGGCTCGGCCAACATCACGGTCACGGCCAGCACCCCCGCAGCACTGACGGCTGGGACATACCTGACTTCTGGCGGCACGTTTGACGGGGCCCTGGCCCGCACTTTCGCGGTAGACGCCACCAGTGCGAACACCGCCAGCAAGGTGGTAGCACGTGACGCCTCTGGCAACTTCTCGGCTGGCACCATCACCGCCAACCTGACGGGCTCGGCCTCGGGCAACCAGCCGATCAGCGCAGAGCTCACTGGTATCGCTGGCCTGGCGGGCACAAGTGGCCTGATCCGCAAGACTGCCGCCGGTGCATACTCGCTCGACACCAACACCTACGCCACCACGACTGGCACGGGCGCTACTGGCACGTGGGGGATCAGTATTACTGGAAGCGCTGCAAGCCTTGGGGGTGTCTCGTCTAACCGGGCAATTCTGAAGCGTCGCACAAGGATCAACACAACTGACGGCACGTCCCTGAACTCGTCGATTAGCACCCCTGAAATGGGGTTCACCTATGGCGGATCAGGGGAGCCCCCTGGACCATTTATTGCATTTGGAGGACTCAATGGAGATATCGATTACTCCTGCCAGCTGGTCGGCGCCTACTCAGGAGGCAATGACTTCAAGATTCGCACTCGCAATGATGATGCGGCTGCGTGGAACCCATGGCGGACAATTCTTACAGACGGCAATTACACCAGCTACTCGCCATCCCTGACCGGCGGCGGCGCCTCGGGGACTTGGGGTATCAACGTTACGGGCAATGCTGGAACGGCAACCACTGCATCTAATCTCAGCGGCTTCACAAATTCCAACCTCAACACCCCCGTCGCCGGCCCGGATTCTCTTACCAATAACGGACATGCTTACGTTACCGGTGTTTCTTTATTCGGACAGGTAGACGGCGCTCTTTACGCGCAAGGTTACAATGCGTCTTGGGTTCACCAAATCTATGGCGATTACCGGACTGGTCAGATTGCTGTACGCGGCAGAAACAGCGGCACCTGGACATCGTGGAGGACCGTTCTGGACTCCTCCAACTACACCAACTACGCCGCCGCTTCAGTCTCCGCAGCAGCGGACCAGGCCATTGTTAATCAACACAACGGTGCTAATGCTGCTTGGTACGGAAGGATTCTCAGCAAAAACTCCACTGTTGATCGCGCCGTCTTCCTCGGAACTTACCCCAACGTCGCCGGTGTCTTTGCGCACAACAATGCCCTGAATGCATGGGCTGACTTGTATGTGAACACTGTTGACGGGGTGAGTGGCGGCATTGTGCGCCTACAGCGCCTGGCCCTGGGCAGCACCGCCGCAAACGCAAACGTCGGCTTCCGCAACAGCAGGGCAGTCACCGGCGGCACCACGGCCTGGGCGCAATATATCGACGGCACGGTGCAATCTGATGTCACCGCAACCGCCGTTGGCATTGGCACCAGCCTGTCCACTGTTGGCAGCCAGTCCATCTCATCGCTGATTCACTACCAGGCAGCCACCGGCACCCTGGGCGCCAGCACCACGCTGACAAACCAGATCGGCTTCAGTGCCAGCTCCACCCTGGACGGTGCCACCAACAATTACGGGTTCTACGGCGCCATCGCCTCCGGCGCTAACAACTGGAACTGCTTCATGGTGGGCACGGCGCCCAACTACTTCGCCGGACAGGTGCAGGTCGGCGCGGGATCGCTTGCCGCTCCGTCACTGGCAACAAACGGCGACACCAACACCGGAATCTATTGGCCTGCGGCGGATGAACTGGCGTTTGTAGAAGGCGGTCAGGAGGCGGCCCGAATCGACAACACCGGCAGGCTGCTACTGGGGACGAGCACTTATATCAACGGATGGAATACAAGCCAGAAGCTGATCATCTCGGGCACGGGCAACGAAGGTATCGGTGTCTTTACTACGGCAGGGCCTTGCGTCCTGGCGATGACCCGGTCCGGCGGAACCGACCCCGCCGCATTCGCGCTGGTTGCAAGTGAGACCATTCTGGGTTTGATGAGCTGGAGCGGTGGAGATGGATTCTCTCGCGTAGCCGCTGCTCGCGTCCAAGCAGTAGTAGATGGCAACCCCAGCTTTGGTGTGATGCCAGGGCGCATAGAGATCATGACCACCCCGCCAGCGAGCGGAACGCCTTCAGAAGCCTGGCGGGTCACTTCAGATCGCGTTGTTGCTTACAACCAGTCCGCTCCTGCTGCAGTCAACGCCACCGCAACCCTTACGGTTGCAAACCTGAAAACCGGCATCATCACCAGCACGTCAGCAGCCGCTACTGACATGACGCTGCCCACCGGTACACTCACAGAAGCTGGATTCAACGGTATCTACACAAACCTGACCTTCCAGTGGAGTGTCATCAACACAGGCCCCAGTCTGGTTCGTGTGCTAGCTGGTACCGCTCACACCATTGTCGGCTCCGGCTCTGTTGCCACTGGCACCTCCGGTCGCTTTGCCTCACGACGCACGGCGGCCAACACTTTCGTGACCTATCGCTTGAGCTAGTCGCCGCTTCCAAACCTTCAACACTGAGCACCTGCAATGACCACAACGTTCACCTGGACCATCGCCAGCATGGAGCGACTGCTCGCAGATGGAACTGTCACTACAGTCCACTGGCGGGCCGTGGCTGAAGACGGCAGCAACCTCACCAGCGCCTATGGCTCCATGGGGCTTGAGGCGCCCGATCCGGACGCCATGATCTCTTACGAAGACCTCAGCCCTGAAATTTGCATCGGCTGGGTCAAGGACAAGCTGACCCCTGAAGGGGTGGCTGGGATCGAGACATCTCTCCAGAAGGAGCTCGATCAGATACTCCAGCCGACCGTCGCGCAGGGTCTGCCGTGGCAGGCCAACCTGAGCAATAATGAAACCGCAAACGAGGACATCGATGCCTGACCCCAAGCAGCAGCTCACCGAACTGATCGAGGCCTACGCCATCGCTCGCGCCACCGGCAACCAGCTCCTGGTTCAGTCCGCAGGCTCCAGTTTGATCGGCTTCCTGGAGAACTGCACTATCAGCACCGACGTGGCCGTGGAACCCGCTACCGAGGGCGATGGCGGTCAAGGCTAAAACCGGCTCCCTGGGGCGCTCTGGCCACACGCCAGGGCCCCCTAAGACCACCTGCCAGGGCCAGGGGCAGCGCAGCCGCCCCCAACGCAGAGGTCGCAAGAAATTGCGTGGCCAGGGCAGGTAGTCCGTGAAAACCGCGTAAGTTGCGCTGTTGCGCAGGTCGAAAGGTCTGCGCAATTTTGCGTGGCTAGTATCAGCGGGTTACGGGCAGCAGCATGGAAGCTGAAGTGTCGCACGCCGAGATCTATCGCGAGCTCGGCATCCTGCAGGGCAAGATGGACAGCCTCATCCTCAGCCGATCAAAGGAGGAGCAGGACCGCACTGAGATCTTTCGGCGGATTGGGACACTTGAAAGCCGCATGGCGCAGGTGGTGATCATTGCCGCCTTGGCAGGCCTGGTATTGCCGGCCGCGCTTGGATGGTTTGCCGATCTCATCGCGTTAGGTCGCCCGCAGCCTGCGCCGACGCAGATCGAGAGACAGAGGTAACCTGAGAGCACTCCTCAATGTTGGACATGGAAGGCCACTACATCGAATACGCCGGCCTCGCGCTTTTTGTCGCCAGCGAGATCATCGGCATGAGCAAGCTGCGCTCCAACAGCGTTCTTCAGCTGGTGCTGACTGCTGCTCGCCGCGCTTTTCCGTACAGCCCCCGCCGCTGAGTCATGACACTGCAGCTTCGAGATTTTTTCCGCTTCTACAAGCAACTGCCCCACCAGGACGCTGCGATTGCGGAGCTGCAGGAATTCATTGCCAAGCACGCGCCCGCTGCGCTCGAACGAGACGCCGCCTGGTATAAAACCTGGCAGGCGGGTGGCAAGCAGGGCGATTATGCCTCAGCCATAAGGCTCATAAAAGAGTTCGAAGGCTGCCACCTCGAGTCTTATCCCGACCCGCTCAGCGGCGGGGATCCCTGGACGATTGGCTACGGCACCACCCGCTACGGTGACGGCCGGCCGGTCAAGCGCGGCGACAAGATCAACGCCATCGAGGCCGACATGCTCCTGCGGCTGGAGGTGGATCGGATCGCCGCCAAGCTGGCCGCCAGCGTGCCGCATTGGACCGAGATGAGCGACGAGAAGCGCTCTGCTCTGATCTCCTTCGCCTACAACCTGGGGAGCGGCTTTTACGGGGCCCAGGATTTCGAGACGATCAGCCGCCGGCTGCGAGAGAAGGACTGGGGCCAGGTGCCTGCTGCCCTACTGCTCTACCGAAACCCAGGCAGCAACGTCGAGGCCGGCCTGAAGCGGCGCAGGGAGGCCGAGGGCAAACTCTGGAGCCAGGGATTCTCCTCGCCGGCTGCCGCTGCCAAGCTCACCCCTGGCGCTCCGTTCAGCTTCAAGGTCACGCCGCACGTCACCTACGGCGAGCTTTGCAACGGCGAAGAGCGTCGCCGCTTCACGGTTCAGGGCCAGTGCGACATTGCCACCGAGCTGTGTCAGTTCCTCGAGAAGGTTCGGGTTCACTTCAAGGCGCCGGTGGTGATCACCAGCGGACATCGCCCCCCGGCGGTCAACGCGGCCGTGGGTGGCGCCTCCAACAGCGAGCACCTCTACAAGCCCGGCTGCGGGGCCGTCGACTTCTACCTGAGCGGCGTCGACATCTACGCCGTGCAGGACTGGTGCGATGACAACTGGCCCTACTCGCTTGGGTACGGCGCTGCCAAGGGATTCATCCATCTCGGAATCCGCGACGGCCGGCCGCGCGTGCGCTGGGACTACTGATGTTTCAGTCCGTGAAGCGCGGGCCTGGGGCGACCACTCGCGAATAGGCTGGCCGAGCCCCATAAGGACAAGCCTTGATCCTCCACGATCGCGAGATCCGCCGCTTCTGCGAAGAAGATCGGATGATCGTCCCATTTGATGTTGAGCAGCTCAACCCGGCTAGCTACGACCTGTTGCTCGGCAGCGAGATCATGATTGAGAGCGCCACCGCCGACGAGCTGGTGCGCGTCGACATCAGCGACTGCAGTAAGGACGATCCCTATCTGCTCAAGCCCGGCCAGTGGATCCTCGCCGAGACGTTTGAGACGTTCAACATGCCCGACGACGTGGCAGGGTTCTTCTTTCTCAAATCAAGTCGCGCTCGCGAAGGTCTAGAACACAGCCATGCGGGCTTTGCGGATCCGCAATGGACCGGGTCGAAGCTGACGCTGGAGCTCACCAATGCCCGACAGCTGCGGCCACTGCGCCTGTGGCCCGGGCTCAAGATCGGCCAGATGGTCTTCATGCTGACCGCTGGGATCCCGGACATCTCCTACGCCGAAGTCGGCCATTACAATCTTCAACCCCAGGTGATGCCCTCATGGGAGTCAAACTGATCCACTGCACCCCGGATGCTGAGCGACTGATCGTCAAGATGGCGCGGGTGAGCAACCCGGCCAACCAGGACAACGAGGAGACCGGGCCCCGCCTGCTGCGCTATCTGATCAGGCACAGGCACTGGTCGCCGTTTGAAATGGCATCCATGTGCGTCCAGATCGATACCGAGCGGGACATTGCGGCGCAGATCCTTCGACACCGGAGCTTCAGCTTCCAGGAGTTCAGCACCCGCTATGCCGTGACTGGCAAGCCCAAGCCACCTGCCTTGCGTCGCCAGGACACCAAGAACCGCCAGAACAGCATCGACGATCTTGCTGATGTCGCAAAATCGAGCTGGGACTATGTGCTCGGCAACCACCTAGAGAACGCCTACGACCTCTACGAGGAGATGCTGGGCCTCGGCATTGCCAAGGAAACCGCCCGCCGGATCCTGCCGCTCTGCACGCCGACCACGCTCTATATGCACGGCACGCTGCGCTCATGGATTCACTATCTTGAGGTTCGGTGCGATCCGGCGACCCAGCTTGAGCACCGCGAAATCGCCGACGCGATCAAGGCCATTTTCTCGGCCGAATTTCCGATCATCAGCGAAGCGCTCTACGGCGCGGACTCCTGACTTATACCCACTGCCCGGTGCCAAAAACGCCGGGCTCTCTTTTCGCGACCGATGTTTCCCACTACCGCACCTGCAGCCAATCCTGTCTTCTACCGCACCTACTCCCGTAAGCGCCCTGAGGGCCGCGAGAGCTGGCGCGAGGTCACCCAGCGCACCGTCGATGGCCTGGTGGGGCTTGGCAAGCTCACAGAGGCCGAGACCCACCTGATCCGTCAGCAGCAGGAGCAGCTGCGCTGCCTGCCCTCCGGCCGCTGGCTGTGGGTGGGTGGGACGCCCTGGATCGAGAAGCCCGAGAACTTTTCCGGCGCCTACAACTGCACCTCGACGGATCTCATCGACTGGGAAGCGTTCGCGCTGATGATGGACCTGGCAATGATGGGCTCCGGCACCGGCGCCATCATCGAGCCGCACCTGATCGACCAGCTGCCTGAAATCCGCAATCGCCTGGTGATCGAGGAGGTCACTGCGATCGGCACCAAGCCTGAGAGCGAGCGCGACGACGAAACCTTCACTTCGATCCGGGGCAACAGCGCCATCATCGAGGTCGGCGATAGCCGCGCAGGCTGGGTTGAGAGCTACCGGGCCTTGCTTCACCTGTCGACGCATCTCGAGTTCACCGGCGACGTAGCGGTGAAGATCGACCTGGGTAACGTTCGCCCCGCCGGCGCCAGCCTCAAGGGCTTCGGTGGCATGGCCAATCCTGCCAAGTTGCCCGACCTGTATCAGCGCGTCGCCCGAATCCTGTCGAAAGCCCAGGGCCGCCAGCTCACCTCCGTGGAGTGCTGCCTGCTGATCGATGAGGCTGCCGTGACCATCGTGGCTGGCAACATCCGCCGCAGCGCCGGCATGCGCCAATTCGCGGCAGACGACCTTGAGGCATCTGCCGCGAAGGACAACCTGTGGTTCCAGGGCGACGACGGCGCCTGGCGCATCGACCCTGAGCGCGACGCCCTGCGCATGGCTAACCACACCAGAGTGTTCCACGAGCGCCCCAGTCGCGAGGTGGTGCTCGAGGCAGTCACCAAGCAGTTCTACTCCGGTGAGGGCGCGATCCAGTTCGCTCCCGAAGCTATCGCCCGCTCCAACCGCGACCTGCTCAGGAATGATGCGTACCGCCGGGAATTTGTGGACGTGTACTGCCGGGAGGGCGAGGAGGCTGCCGCCAGCATGCTGCTGCACCTGCGCCCCGAGATGGACGTGGAGGAACTCGATCACCGCCTCGGCCGCTACGGCTTGAACCCCTGCGGCGAGATCCTCGGCACCGACTTCCACTGCAATCTGTCTGAGATCCACCTGAATCAGATCGATCCCACTGACAGCAGGGGTCAGGACGACGCCTTCCGTGCCGGTGGCCTGGCCGTGGCCTGCCTGTTGAATCACCGCTTTGAGGTGGAGCGCTACCGCGTCAGCCGCGAGCTGGACCCCATCGTGGGCGTGTCTTTCACCGGCCTTTTTGACTTCTTCGTGAAGGCATTCGGCGTTGAGTGGCTGGAGTGGTTTGTGGCTGGCCGCCCCGACACCGACGAAGGCAAGGCCTACAAGGCCGCTGAGGCCTCGTACCTGATGCGCTGGCGCAACGTGGTTGAGGGCACTGTCTGGGAATACTGCGACCGCCATGGCCTGAAGCGCCCCAACCGCTGCACCACCGTGCAGCCCGCCGGCACCAAGAGCCTGCTCACCGGCGCTGCGCCTGGCTGGCACCCGCCGAAGTCTCAGCGCTTCATCCGCCGCATCACGTTCCGCAAGAACGATCCGGTGGCCATGGCCTGCATCGACTACGGCTACAGCGTGGTCCCGAGCCAGTCCGACAAGGATGAGACCGGCAAGCTGCTCGACAATCCATTCGACGAGCGCTGCACCGAGTGGCTGGTGGAAATCCCCACCGCCGTGCCCTGGGCTGACATGCCTGGCGCTGATGCGGTCGACATCAGCCAGATCTCGGCGCTGGCTCAGTTCGACTTCTACATGCAGGTGCAGAAGCACTACACCACGCACAACACCTCTGCCACGATTGAGTACCGGGAGAACGAGATCGAGCCGCTCGCCGACGCGATCTACCAAGCCATCCAGGACAACGAGGGCTACATCTCGGCGGCCTTGCTTGCCCGCTTTGACGCCAACGAGACGTTCCCCCGTCTGCCGTTCGAGCCGATCGACAAGGCAACTTTCGACCAGCTTTCGGCTGAGGTGGAAACCCGTCGTGGCGAACAGGACTTCTTTGCAGCTCTGAAGCGCTATGACGTGGGAGAGCTTGTCGAAGCGGGCCCTGCTGGGTGCGACGGAGACAAATGCCTGTTTGCCGCTGCCAAACCCCAGTGAGATTCGCCACCCGCGACGGTACTGTCAGCTACGAGGATGGCCTTGAAACAGCCTTCCAGCTCTACCGGGACGGTCGCATCCAAGAAGCGGCCATGATGTTCCTGGTCTACGCAGACCCCGACGCGTTTGGCATTGTCGGCGAGAGTGAGTACACCGCTCTCGCCGATCACTTCAAGCTGATGAAAGCCTATGTCACGTTGCACGACATGATCTGCAACGAGATGGCCCAGCCAGTGCTCACCGAAAACGACGAGCCGGCCTACAAGGCCAGTCCCTGGGCGCTTTAGAGCCCAATTTTCCCAGCTACGTCTGCAACCATCCGCTGCGCTCCCTCGTCGATGAGGTGGGCGTAGCGCTTTGTTGTTGAGGGGCTTGCATGGCCGAGGAGACTGCCGACCTGGGGCAGTGTCAGTCCGGCCTTGGTCAGTGCCACAGAAGCAAAGTTGTGCCGCAGATCGTGAACCTTCAGATTGTCGATCTTGGCCGTGCGCAGCAGCTCCAGCCAAAGTTTTTGGTAGCCCACCAGGTGCTTCTCGCCGTCGCCAGCAATGATCCAAGGCGAATGGGATTGCTGCCGCAGTTCCTTCAAGATGCGAGCTGCTGCAGGAGGAACATGCACCACGCGCTGCTCGCCTGTTCGCTCACCCGTCTTGTGCCGCTCTGCTGGTATCACCATCAGCCGAAAATCGTCGTCAAGCCATTCCCAGCGACCACGGCAGATCTCGCCCACACGGCAGCCGGTGAGCATCAGGAGGCGCACGAGCTGCGCAAATCGCCACCGAAGTGGCGTGGTGCCCATAGCGTCAAGCGATGCCAGTAGTCGGGCCCGTTCGGGGTCGGCGAGGTAGCGAGTGCGGATTCGCTCAGGGGTCTTGGAGATTTTTCGGCAGGGGTTGGTGCCTTCAGGGCGCAAGCCCCATACCTCGGCCATGGTGAATGCCGCCTTGAGGCACTGCAGCACACGGTTTCGCTGCACTGGTGCCAGCTTGCTGAGCATCTGGATCACCTGCTCACGAGTGACATCGCGCACCCGACTGGAGCCGAGCGTTGGTGCGACATGAAGGCGCCAGATTTGCTCGTAGTTGGAGGCGGTCTTTTGGCGCAGCGTGGCGTAGTGTTCCTTCTCCATCCGAGCCTGTAGCTCGATCATTTTTGGTGCATTCAGGCGCTGCTTGCGAGCCGTCGCTGGCGCATTGCCTTTGGCGACTTCGGCCAGGATCTGCACCGCCTGCTTTCTGGCGATCGTTTTGTTGATGATGCCGTCGCGGCCGATTTTCTGCGTTTGCTGCTTTCCGTCCGGCTCGCGATAGCGCAAATACCAGGTGCGAACGCCGGACGGCAGCACCATGACACCTAGCCCTGGCACCGACGAGTCGCTTTCCCACCGCTTCATCGCTCACCCCATTCGCGCAGCCATTCGCGCAGATTTGCGCGAACCGGCGGGATTCTGCGCGAACTGGCGGGAACTGTCCAGGGCGCCATGACCGGCGCAACCCGTTGAAATCGGTAAGCTTCGGGAAGTTCGAGGTGGTGCCGGTTGCGTGACTCGAACACGCGACCTACCGCTTACAAGGCAGCCAACTGCCTGGCATTTATTAAGTATTTCAATGGGGTGGAGTTGCGCACAGCCTCTTTCGCGCACCTTTCGCGCACGATCCCAAAGGAAACGTTACGTCCCGTAACCCATGGCTAGGGTGGGTCCAGCCGCAGCGCCCTCGTGCCTGCCTATCTGATCGAGGTCACGGCCAAGGTCGTGGTCTCCAGCGAGCTGGAGGCAGAGGATCTGTGCGGCAACATCTACAGCCGGATCGCCGAGTTCATCCCACAGGATGATGACCTCGTAGCTGCAGAGATCAACGCTTTCCAACTGCCCGACTGGAATGGTGCCGGACCATCAGATCTCGGAGAAGGAGCTGATTCCGAAGAAGGAGGCGAAACTTCGGTTCCGTGATCAGATCCTGAGTCGATGGGGGCACAAGTGCGCTTACTGCGACGAGCCGCTTGGGAGATCGGCGACGTTGGATCACGTCATCCCGAAAGCCAAGGGTGGCACCACCGACCCACGCAATCTGGTGCCAGCCTGTCTCGGCTGCAATGCCCACAAGCAGCACCACGACTGGGCGCCCTGGTTTGAATCGCAGGACTTCTACTGCGCTATCCGGGCCCAGGTGATCTACGAGTGGATCCAGGGCGCTGGTTGAAGAGTCGGGCTGGGCTTGAACCAGCACTGAGTTCCAGTTGTCCTGGCTGCCTCTGCTTGGGCTACCGACCCAAGCCTCACCCTAAGTCGTTCCAGTGGCGCACGACGCCGGCCACGATGAAGGCGTTCGTCACCAGGTAGGCCGCCTCGAGCAGCCAGCGCTCACGCCGGGTCATCGCGCCAGCAGCTGGTCCAGGTAAATCTCGGCCTGCCACAGGTCGCTCGAATACCGGCAGTAGCCCTTGGCGCAGCTGCGGTAGTACAGCTCGCCTCCCTCGGCTGGTTCGAGGGTGTCGATGGTTCCACCATCGCGCTCAATGGTGCTGATTATTTCCGGGTGGGACATGCCTTGAACACGCTGCATTGCGCGGCGAACCTTCCGCCAGTCTGTCGAGCTTCTGGCCAGCCAAAATAGCAACTCGCCTGCACTGGCAGCCAATGCACACATTGCCAGCACATGGGCCTGTCACTGGGCAGGCCCCTGAGGTCTGAATAAATGCGCTCGGCTGCCACAACAGCCTGAGCCAGGCTTGTGACCTGTAGGCATGCTTCGTGAGTACGGGCACCATCAAGGCGGATGGTCAGGTGCCAGCCACCTGCCACCTGATCGAGGACCATTCGCCCTGCGTGGTAGCGCCGCTGCTTCACAGGAGGTTTTGCAGTTTCGCTCGAAGATCCGCGAGCGTGCCGTCGTTTTCGATTACAGCGTCAAAGTGAAATCCGGCCAACCCGCCCTCCGACTCGTGGCCTGAAGCATCTTCGATGCCAGGCCTGGTGATCAACCACATCTGTCCGCCTCGCGCCTTTACCTCGACAGCTTCGTTGAGGAACCGCACGTCGTCGACGACGACCTTTGAGTGCGCATGGCAGTTCTTGGCCCAAGCGTAGACCCATAGGCCTGGGTGAATGCAGGACCGTCCCCACTCGGTGCCAAGCGTCCGCAGGATATGCCGCACGCTAACCCGAAGCTCCGGGATCACCGTCTCCTTGTCCGACCACACCAGACGCTCAGCCTCGCCCCGGTCGTAGCCGATCTGTGTCAGAAACTCGCACGCCATTCGCTTGAGTGGTGCAGCAAACGGCACCCGCGCATAGCCGTCGTCGTGAAGGATCCGCGCAACGGCGGTCTTCCCGCAGCCGGGTGCAGGGCTGTAAAGGCCAATCAGTTCCATGATGCAAGATCGCGAGCGTGAGCAAGAGCCTCGGAATGGGTCTCATAGGCCGGACCCCACGTCACATAGTTGCCGTCAAAGCACCACGGCAGGAAGATGAGACCAAGGCCCCGGTCTTGTGGCTGGACCCCATAGCAAGGGTGGTTTTGGCCTGTGTACCGGACCTGTTCAGAGTGGATCATTCGGCGTCGTACTCCGCGACAATGCTGAGCACGCTCACTTGAGCGTCAGGATGCAGCTGTGAAGCGATCCAGTGCGCATTGGTGGAGCCGTTGCCCCAGATCTGTTTCTGCTCCCGGTGGCCGTCTGAATAAACCAGCTGCACCCGGTAAAAATTGCCGCGAGTGGTCATGGAAGGATCTTCTTGCAGAGGCAGAGAAAGGCGATGCAAATCAGCCAGTAGGCACCAGCCAGGTAGAGAGCAGTGGAGAGCGTCATGGGTCTTGCGAAGGATCGATGAGCATCTGGCGCACGCGAGCAGCAGTGAAAGCGCCTGTGGCAATCTTGCCCCAGATGTGAGCCATGGCGGCCCTGGCAAGCCTCTCGGTCATCACCGATTCAGTCTTGTCCATGGCTTGCATCACGCTTGCCAGAGTCTCGTTAAAGAGCTCAGGGTCTTGCGCCATGAGAGCGTCGCGCCATTCCGCGACTTCCTGGAGGGACTGGTAGCCAAAGCCGTTGATCTTCAGAAAATCGGCTGTGGAGCCCATCATGATCTGCTCGGCGGTAAAAAAGCCACCACGAAGCAGGCAGTTGATGGTGCGTGTTTTTAGGTAGCGGGAGGTCTCAGGGATCAGCCTGAAATCGTCTTCACTTGGGTGCATGAATAGTCTTGAGGTGTTTGATCAGTTCGTCTCGGGTGACCCACATGGGCTTGCCGTCGATCTTGCGTTCCATCTCGTCGATGGCGCGGTGGAGGCCTCTCTCGAACCAGTAGCGACTGATGGCCGCCAACTTGGGCGCCTGCACCAGCAGCTGCTGCCAGACATCGTCAGGACACTCGCGCCAGTCGAGGTCGTCGCGCAATGTGGCCCAGGGCCCCAGAGCAGCCCGCAGATCGTCAGGACAGGGCACGGCCCAAACCATCAACGACGGTGTCGATCCGGCGGCAGTAATGCTCCGGTGGACGGCCAAACCAGGCGCAGCCCCACCAGGCCGGGAAGGTGGTAGGCAATACCTCTCCACGCCTTGGAGCAATCTCAAACCAGAATTCCTGGTTTGTGTTCATCCATCGGAGCTCGCCAATCCGGCCAAAATCAGAAGTGATCTCGATCATGGCTCTTGCCGATCAGCATCGAGCCATTCGATCTGCCCATAAAAAGGGCCGTACTCCTCAAAAGCTTTTGCCTTGGCCTCAGTGAAGCTGGCAGCTTTCACGTAATCGAACACGTTCGATTGCGGGATGGTGAAGTGGTAGTTGCGTTCAGTCATTGGTGGTCTCGTTCTGTTTGGCCAGCCACTCCCGAAACAAGCGATAGGCTTCGCCTGCGTCCTCAATGACTTGGCCTTTGTAGTGAAAGCCTTCGCTGTCGAGGCGCAGCATCTCGGTCTGATCTGCCTCGCGGAATTCAATGGTGTTGGGAGCAGTCATTCGCAAACGGGCATGCGCCCGGCAACGGGGTGGTGTGCCACCTTGCAGGAGGCTGCGTGGTCATGGACGATCGCCGCAATTGTGACGACCGGGATCAAAAGCAAAAGGAGTCGTGCCATCGGGTGAAGTGGTGACGGGGTCATCATGCCGCTGAAACGACCGACGCCGACGAAGCTTGTTGCAATTCGTCACGTTCGTACATCGAGCAGTCCCTGGCGAATGCCGGCCCATGCAGGTCGAGGTCTGGAAAGCCGTAGAGGCACTCGCCTTTTTCTGCATCGAAGTTCCGGCAGTTCACGCAGTACGTCTGCTTCTGCAACTTGGCCAGGCGAGCCGCGTTTGTTTTGCCTACCAGCACGTCATACACCGTCTGAGCCGGCCGGCCTATCTTGCTGGCGATCTTGGAATAGCTCGGCTTATGGCCGAATGCTGTGATCCACACGAGAGTGTCGTCGTCAAGTCGAGGCATGGATAAGGTGAGCGGGACTGCCCTAAATCAAAATGGAATTTGGACAATGGCTGCGGGCTGACATGTCGCCAGAAGACTCGCTGCAGGTTGAGCTGATGGCCAGAAAGGAAGATCCCAGGACAGCCATGCTGTATCGGCTGTGCTGCCGCCTCCAGCACCAGCTCCAGCAAGCCACCCACGAAATCGCCAGGCTGGAGCTGGAACTGATGAGCAAGGAAAACGGCATCGATCCTCGCTTTGAAGAGATGGCCCGCCAGCTGTTGGACTGATCAGCGGCGGGCGATCTTCTCCCAGCCTTTCACCATGCCACCGTGATCGCGGGGCTCGGTGACAGCGTCAGTGACGCCGCACACGCTGCATTCGCCCATGTGATAGGTGGCGACGTGCTTGGCTGGGCCGACCCAGCGGCCGTCGATGTAAAACCCGCACAGGTCGCGGGCGCAAGAATTACAGATCCAGGTTGGGGAGGTCATCGATGGAATGGAGAGCTGCTTGCGGCACAAAATAGGCCGGAGGTCGACCACCAACAGCTTGAAGCCAGCAAGGCTTCTTCGCTTCGTGGCCATAGAGCCAGCCATGCACGCGGTAGACGGGGCATCGGCCGGTGACGTGAACCCAAATGGCCTCGTCACTATCTTGCGGCCTCACGAGGAGGTCGTAGTGGTGCAGGCTTCGAGTGCGAACCTGCAGGTGGGGGAGATCATCAGCCTTGAAGGTGTCGACGCTGCCGTCCCAGTAGACATTTAGATGTTTGGCTACGGCCAGTTCGCCACAGGCACCTTCGATGTGCTCTGACCACCCGAGGCCCTCGAATCCGTGCTGATCGCGGCGACCATGGCGAACCGATGCAAGCTGCCGGAGTCGTCCGATTTCAGACGCCATGGCGTACTCGTGCCAGGCCAGAGTTACAGCGACCATCTGCCTTCTAAGTGGAGAGGGTTAGCCATGAAGGCCCTCCAGCTCGGCGGCGATTTCGTAGAGGGAATCGATGCAGTTGAACGCCGACCAGTCGTGATCAATGTGATCCGCAGCAGCGCGGAGGGCGGCGGGGAGCGCACCGTGCATCAGCGTTTCGGCTATGCGGTCACCGTGCAAGGGATATTTGGCGCAGGCGCTTAACACCGCCTGCGCCTCTTTCGATAGCTCAGCCATCACTCAGCCTCCTGCTGCGGCACCGGCTCGACGGCGGGGCGGCCCGTCGGCCCTTGCGGCTCGGGCTGGGCCAGGGCGGCGCGGGCGCGGTTAATCAATTCAGCATCTGTGCCATCGTCAAGTGAAATACCACCAATAGAATTGCAACTTAGCCACTCTTCCAAGGAATCAACAAGCTCAGCGCACAGTGCTCGCCAGTCGGCGGGGGAGAGGTCAGTCATTTGTGGGGTCCGAGGCAGATTACACGAGGTCCGATAACGACAATTACAGCGAGTTCAATCTTCGGAATGTCTCCGCCAAAGCCAAAGCCGACAAAGAATGTCTTGTCAAACTCAGCTTTGCGGATAGAAAACCATCTCGTCATCGCAGGCTGCCTACGAATAAGCCGATGAGGAAAACTGCAATGAACGCAACGATGATGGTAATCATCACTCAGCCTCCTGCTGCGGCACCGGCTCGCTGGCGGGGCGGCCCCAGCGGGCAAGGACGGCGCGGGCCTTTGCGCGGTCAAGCTGCCGTTGATTAGTAGGACCACCAAACGGGCTTTCTTGCTCCATGTATTCGGTGAAGGCTTGAAAAAGAACTTTGTCGATCTCCTCATCCGTTGGCCACTGCCGCTCGGGCTGGGCTAGGGCGGCGCGGGCTTCAGACGCCAGCGCATGAGTCTCGCGGCGATCATCCATTAGGAGCTGGCGGTAATGATCCAGCTCATCAGCCATGCGGGCGCACAGCGCTCGCCAGTCGGTGGGGGTCGGGCCAGTCATTCGGGCAGTGCCTCCAGTGCGCGGCGGATTAGGTAGACATCAATGTCGTCATCTTCCAGTGCTTTCAACGCCTGCTCCTTCAAGCTCGGCGGCTTGGGGCGACGGGCGGCGCGGAGTTGCAGCGTCAGATCGCCAACACCATCTAGCCACTCACAGCACGCCTCCAGCTCCTGGTCGGCGCCCCATTGGGCGGCCTCGGTCAGTCTTTTTGCATAGGTTTCATCTGCTACGGATCTTGCACGATGGCAGCCAAGGCCAAGCCCATGCGGTGCATCCATCCACTGCTGCACCAGCTCCGGCGGTGGGGTGATTTCGGAACTCCTAATTTGGATTGAATTAGGAGTTGGCTTGGAGTTCATCGCCCACTCGATGCAAAGGGTGGCAAAGGTCTTTAGATAGTTGGGTGTACCACGTTTTTGGCTGCTGACTCTCGCCTGTTCCGAGAACTTCTTGAGCAGGTGCGGAGGCGGTGGGGTGATGGGGTGTGTCATCGCCCTTGCCTCCGCTTGCGGCGCTCCTGGAGCTGGTCCTTCAAGTCCAGCCATAAGCTGAACGTGCTAAGGGCGAAGCCCGTCAGGACCAGGGCGAATAACAGGAACAGCATCGAGAAGGCGAGGATTGCAATGAAGGTGCTCATCGCTCAGCCTCCCGCTCAAGCGCAAAGACAAGCGCAGGTGGAAAGTAAACATCGGGGTTGCTGGTCATCCACGCCGCCACCTCGCGGATCGCGGCGCGGGCAGCGTCTTGGTGCAGCCATTGGTCAGGGTTGATCCGCCCATCAATGGCGCAGCTCACTCGCTCCACCAGCGAACTCCTAATTGGGACTGGATTAGGAGTTGGTTGGGAATTGGTCATTCGGTGATTTCGTTGATAACAGCGTGTTCGCCAATAATCCGCAGGGCGGCCGCGTTGTAGGCCAACGCCGCCTCACGCTCTGTGGCGTGATTGCCCAGGTAGTACCGGGCGCCGCGATAGCCCAACGCCGCCCGCCATGGCAGCTTTGGATCGGTGCTGCGTGAGACGCCCCGGTAAACGCTCGAGGCATTTGCCGGCCTGGGCCGGTTAGCCATCGACAGGTAGTAGGTCTCCTTGCTGGTACTGCAGTTGAAGTAGCCCATGCTCAGGCCGCCACCTCCACCGCAGCACCAGGCCAGCGATTGCGGGCGAACTTGATCGCGTCGGTCTTGGTGCGGGCCTGCAGCGTCACCTTCATCGGACGTGCGGTGTTTTGCCGTACCAGCAGCGTGTACGGCCTGGTGCGCTCGCCTTCCTTTGCCCTGCTGATGCCGGGTCCATAGCTGCCGTGTTGCCCTTCATCCCAGACGGTGAGAGCTGCAAAATTTCCAGTCATTGATCAGCAAAGTTGTCGTTGTTAGCAAGGGCCTCATCGGCCGTGCGGCGAAGCTTACCGGCCAGCTCATCGTGACCACTCATGGTCACCATGTCCGCTGCCGTCATGAACCCCGCTCGAAATGCGATCTGCAGCTGCATCTCGATGAACGCGGTCACCTCGTCGCTGCGCAGTCCGCGACTTGCAAGACTGCCCATCGCAATTGCGCCTAAAACACTGCCCGCTGAGGCGGCTGCGAGTAACTCAAGCAAGGTCGTAACTCCGTTGTGGCTGGCCTATCAAAGCAACCAGCCGACCTCGCAGGCGACTGTTGTTGCAATTCGTCACGTCACATACAGCTGCTCGTAGCCGTGGTCCTGCAGCCAGCTCCTGAACTCCGCCTCGGCAAGTTCGTGAGCTTCTGCTTCGACCTCCTCGAGCACACCAGGGCCCAGTTCCTCGCGCAGCAGCGTCCGCAACTGTTCGTGGCGCATGCCCAGGAACTTGTTTCGCTGCGCCTCCAGCAGCGTGCGTTTCTGGCGCAGTTCAGTGCCGTCAACACCCTCCAGTTTCAGCAGCCGGCGCTTTGCCTCGGTGGCGAAGGACAGCATGATCCGGCGCTTCTTCCGGGCCCGGTGCATCCAGTCCCGATCAAACGGCACGCTCGCGTCAGACTCGAGCCGGAAGGCCTCCTTGATCGAGTCGTCTACGCCCTGCACTGCCATCGTCAGCTCGACGTGCAGCCGCCGACAGGCGTCGAGGTCCAAGTCGTGGACCTCCTCGATTTTTACTTCGCGATCAAGTTCAAGGCTTCTGAAAGTCAGCATGTCTCCAAGGTTCAAAGGTTCGAGGCCCGACCGAAGCCGGGCCCGTGGATGATCAGAACGGAATATCCCCGTCGTCGATCACCTGGCCGCCGAAGTTCTGCGCCACAGTCTGCGCAGCGGTGTTGATCACCTGTTGCTGCTGAACGGGAGGTGCCATGCGCTGACTGGCCTGCGCATAGGACTGCTGGGTCACAGGCTGCTGCTGGCCGCCATCATCACGAGACTGCCAGCTCTCGATGTTGGCGTTGCGGATCACCACGGCCTTTTTCAGCTCGCCGGTGGTCTTGTCGTTCCAGCTTTCCTCCGACACCTGGCCGGTCACGCACACCGAGTTGCCCTTCTTTAGGTAGTTGGCTGCGTACTCGGCCGTCTTGCCCCAGCATTCCACCTTCACCCAGAAAGCGGGCTGGTCCTGGCCCTGCTTCTTCGGCTGGCGGACCGCCACCGAAAACTTCGACACCATCTGCCCGGTTTGAGTGGTGCTGAAGTCAGGGTCGCGGCCGATGTTGCCGGTAAGGGTTCCGTTAAACATGGTTGATCTCAGTTAGTTTTGGCGGTGCAGATCACAAAGCAGCCGAGTCCGTCCCGGCGCTTGCGCACCGAGAACTTACGACTCAATTGGCGGCGGCTGAGGTTGCCGGCGATCTGCGTGATCGTGCTCGGCTTGAACTCGTTGAAGCCAATTTCAATGGCCTCACCAGGTTCAAGGTCGAGGATCTCACTGCGCAGCGGGCTCGCCTTCGAGCGGCGGCCCACCTGCGCCAGTGCCTCTTCTGCAGTGATGCGATTCATCGCTCGGTATTGGGGGTGTTGGGGAAGCCGCGCATGTTGCGCTGCTCGAATTGGATGACCTCGTTGAACGGGTAAAGCACCCGTCCTCCGGCTTTGAACCATCTCGGCCCCTTCTGCTGGCTGCGCCAGTTGTCCAGGGTCGAGAGGGACACCACATTACGCCAGCGTTGCGCCAGCTCCTGTGGCGTCAAGTAATTACCAGACTGCGTCATCCGACTGTCCCTTACTTTCCTGAATCATTTGATTCAGTTCATTCACCACTGTTGGCTGTTCAGTCACGTCGACAGGTTCAATGTCGATCACTTCTTCTTGTGTCTTCATGCCAACCAAGAACTCAGGGACATAGAGGCGGCCCCAAAACGCTGCGGCGCGATACCGGACCATAAGCTCCGGCATGGTTTGCCATTTAGATCCTGACTTTGTCGCCCATCCCTCCCTTTTGGCCATCGCCATGCTGACGGTTGGCCCCTTCAAAACCTTGTCTGTGCTTAGCTCTTTGGCAAAGGCATAGCACGCAAGCGATTCACCCTCGCCGGTCATCTCATAGTCCAACGGGGAAAATCGCCCACAGCCGTTAACCATCGCAATGATGAACTGCGACGACCAACTAGGGCGCCCGTGAATAATGTGGAGGTTCTGCATGACCTGCAAGGGCGAAAGACTCATTCGTCCAGCGATCTCCATCGCAACGAGTACGTTCGCGAGTCCGCTCTGCCCTTGGTAGTCCTTTGGTACTAGGGCCGATGACGCTAAAGCTTTGGCAATTCTTTGCGCGTTCTCGAACTGTTGAATGCCGGCGAACACGCCTCCCGATTGTGCAGTCAGGCTGCCCTGATTTTGGGCGCCTGATTGTATAACAATCTGATTGTCAGATGCGGTCATTAGAAACCTTCAATTTCATGAGTTGGCTCGTCTGATTCATCACTGAACCATGACGGAAGTCGCAGGGACTGGATCTCGTCGCCATAGGCCGGCCACTCATTCGCAGCCCTGCATGTGGCGATCCGTCGCAGATCCTCCATGGCATCTCGGAATCCGCGCTCGATGGCAGGGAGTGGCGTGACGTACACGCCAACTGCATACGGAGGCTTTTTCTCGACTGCCAAAAATACAAACTGCTCGGCAGTGATTCCCTGCTGGTAAAACGCAGCCTGAACGTAATACCGATACTTGATGACGGATCTGCTAAAGCCAGAAGGGCTGGCGTCCTCGGTGGTCTTTACATCGGCAATCAGTCGGCGGTCGTCACTATGCCAGTCAGGCCGGCACTTGCATTCGATGCCAGTCTCAGGGTCGGTCCAGAAGTAGGACTGCTCGCACTTGCCTGGCAGCCGCAGGATGGCGCTAGCCGCAGGGTGAGCATGCACCGCTGCTGCCATGCCCTCAATATGGGCAGCATCCTCGGCCTTGAGCGCGATCCTGCCCTCTGACTCTGCCTCGAAGTCTGCCCATCGGAGCTTGCCCTCCTTGGTGCGGCGGTCGATCCCCTCCGGCGCCACGATGTACTCGTCGTCGTAGACGTGGGGCTCGAGCACCCGTGCATGCAAGGCCGAACCCAGCACCATCGCTGGTGTCGGCGGCTCAATCACCCTGTTGGGATTGAGGTAGCGGTTCCAGTAGTGCAGCGGCGAACGCCGCACCAAATCCAGTCCGCTTTTAGAGACCGCCGGGTGTGCGTGGTACTCGGCGTTGGTGAGCCCCATAGGCATCTGTGGTGCTTGTGGACGCAAGCTTACCGCTAGTTCACGCACCTTCCTGTTCTCCTGTCATGTTTCTTCGCACTTCACGGAACGTCCCGGTTAAGTGCTTATGATTGCTCGGTTTTTCGATCTATCCATTGCTGACCACTGCGGTCAAGACCATGCTCAGACCCCGTCAACAGAAAGCTATTCAGGACGTGCGGGCCGCCTATCGGGCTGGTTTCCGTGCGCCGTTGCTGTGCGCCGCCACTGGCTTCGGCAAGACCCACACCGCTGCCGAAATCATCAAATCCGCCATCGAGCGCGGCAACGATGTCTGGTTCCTCGCCCACCTGCGCGAGATCCTCGATGACACCGCTCGCCGCCTCGCAGCTGCCGACATCCCCCACGGCTTCATCATGGCCGGCATGCCCCGCAACCCGTACCAGCCGGTGCAGGTGGTGTCGGTGCAGACCGCTGTCCGCCGGCCGGTGGTGCGCAAGCCCGGCCTGATCATCATCGACGAGTGCCACCTAGCCGTCGCGGACACCTATCGCCAGGTATTGGCTGCCGCCGGCAATCCGCCAATACTCGGCCTCACCGGCACACCCTGCCGACTGGATGGCCGTGGCCTGGGCGAGCTGTTCGACACCATCATCCCCACCTGCTCCACCGCCGACCTGATCGCCGAGGGCCTGCTGGCGCCCATCCGCTACTACGCGCCCACCAAGCCCGATCTCGCCAACATCCGCTCTCGCGGTGGCGACTTCGCGCTAGACCAGCTGGCCGAGGCCGTTGATCGGCCATCCATCATCGGAGACGCCGTTGCTCACTACCGCAAATACGCCCACGGTCGCCGGGCAGTTGCCTTCTGCGTCAACATCAAACACGCAGAGCACACCGCTTCTGCCTTTGCTGCAGCCGGCTACCGCGCTGTTGCCATCTCCGGCGACTCCACCCGTGAAGAGCGCACCCAGGCGCTGACCGGCCTGCGCCAGGGCACCATCGACATCGTCTGCAATTGCGCCCTCTGGGTCGCTGGTGTCGACTGCCCTGAGATCGGCTGCGTCATCCTGCTGCGCCCCACCAAGTCGCTCACGATGTACTTGCAGTCGGTCGGCCGGGGGCTGCGCACCGCACCCGGTAAGCCCGATCTCATCGTGCTCGACCATGCTTCCTGCGTGTTCACCCATGGCCTGCCGCAGGATCCTCGTGAGTGGACCCTCGACGCCAAACCCAAGCGTGCCGGCACCCAGGCGCCACCGGTGCGCGAATGCCCGGAGTGCTACGCCTGCCACCCGCCTGCTCCTGTCTGTCCCTGCTGTGGTCACGAGTACCAACGCGACGCGGTAGTACGGGGCCCCGAGCAGGTCGACGGCGAGCTGGTTGAAGTCGACCCCGAGGAGCTGCGCCGCAAGCAGCACCGCAAGGAGCAGGGCCAGGCCCAAAGCCTGCAGCAGCTGATCGAGGTTGGTCGCCGTAGGGGCATGAAGCACCCCGAGGGCTGGGCCCGGCACGTCCTGGCAGCACGCCAGCGGCGGACGGCTGCATGATGGAGGCCAGCAACTGCCCAGATCCATGGCCAATCAAGAGACGGAACTCCAGCAACGGATCCGTCTCGCAGTTGGCACTCTTCCCGGCTTCCGCGCCTGGCGAAACAACTCCGGCAAGCTCCCAGACCCGCGCACCGGTCGCTGGGTTCAGTTCGGCGTTGCCTCCCCCGGCGGGTCGGATCTCCTCGGCTACCGCACCATCACCATCACGCCCGAAATGGTCGGACGGAAGGTCGCGATCTTCACTGCCATCGAGATCAAAACCGCCACAGGCCGCGCCACACCTGAACAGAGGCGGTTCATTGAGCACATACGAGCAGCCGGTGGCCTCGCCGGCATCGTCCGCTCCATCGATGAAGCGTTACGAATCGCAACAGAGCCCTTCCGAGGTGTCTGAGCCCCTGCAACGATTCTTCGACAAGCTCGTCGAGTGGTTCCCAGAACCAACCTCTGACGAACTGAAATGTGTGGGCCTGCGTGGGGAGCCGCAGACCCAGTCCCCTTCCCTGCAGAGACCTAATGAGCCTATCTCCTGACTTTGCTGTCGCCCGTGAATTCCTGGCAGCCCTGGGAAAACCCAAGGGCTCTATTCGCCTGCGTGCCTTCTACGCCAAGACCGACCCGCGCAAGGCCAACGATCACGGTGCCAAGGGTGAACCCACCAAGGCGCTTGTCGAGGAATGGGCCGCCGATCGCCGGGGCGTCTACGTCGTCGTCAACAACGGGGGCGACAAAGACACCGACATCACCGATTGCATTGCCTTCTTTGTCGAATGGGACGACAAGCCCAAGGACTGGCAGCTCACCGCATGGCAGCAACTCGGCCTCCCCGAGCCCACCATCCAGGTCGACACGGGCGGCAAGTCCATCCACTCCTACTGGGTGCTCACCGAGCCGCTGGCGCCTGAAGCGTGGAAGACCATCCAGACCAGCCTGCTCAATTACGCCGACGCTGACCGGGCGCTTAAGAACCCCTCTCGCGTCATGCGGCTCCCTGGCACCCCGCACCCCGAGACCGGCGAAATCGCCAAAATCGTCAATCGCACCGGTCACCGCTACACCGCCGATGTGATCACATCGTGCATTCCTGCGCCGGTGGTCGACACCCGGCACGAGCAGGCCCGCACCTTCACTGATTACGAAGCCCAGGGACTCGACGAGGTGCAACGGGCGCTGCAGGCGATCCCGCCTCGAGTGCCTGGCGGCAACACCTATCCGATCTACCGCAACATCCTCTGGGGCCTGGTCAAGGCCTGCGAGGAGGCCGGCGGCTCGGCCGACACCGCCATCTCGATGATGGCCTCGCACAGCCCTCAGTGGGGTGGCATCGATCAGGTCGCCCGCTCTGGTGGCGCAGACATCACCGCTGGCACCTTCTGGTACTGGGCCAAGGAGCACGGCTATCGCGCACCACGGCGCATCCTTCCCGGCCCGCCAGCCCTGCGCAACTTGCCCCCCGCACCCGCTGCAGACATTGCTCCTGGACCTGCTGAAACTCCAGTCGAGGACCCCGATCTCGAGGATCCTGCTACCGCTCCAGGCCCCGCCGATTCCCTCCCATTTCGCCCCCTCGGCTTCGATCACGGGATCTACTACTACCTGCCAAAGAACGCCTGTCAGGTCATCCCTCTCACCGCCGCTCAGCACACCAAGTCCCACTTCCTGCAGCTGGCACCCCTCGAGTGGTGGGCCACCGGCTTCAGCAATGCCCAGGGCAATCGCATCGACTGGGACTCGGCTCAGAACGCAATCATGGGCGCCTGCATTGCCCAGGGCGTCTACGACCCGTCTCGTGTGCGTGGCCGTGGTGCCTGGGCCGATGCCAGCCGGGTGATCCTGCACCTCGGCAACCGCCTCGTGATCAACGGGCACTCCCACCCCATCACCAAGCTGCCCCGTAAATTCTCGAGCCTTTACTTCTACGAGAACGCCAAAGCCATCGACGGACCCGGCCACGATGCTCTCGCTGACGACCTGGCGACATCAATCTGCAGCATCGCTGAGCGCTTCCGCTGGGAGACACCCGCATCCGCTCACCTGCTGCTCGGCTGGATCGTGCTGGCCCCCGTCTGCGGCGCCCTCGACTGGCGGCCGCACATCTGGATCACCGGCGGTGCCGGCACCGGCAAGACCACCATCCTGCGCTCCTTCATCAAGCCACTTCTGGGAGGCATGTTCGAGGGCGCCACAGGCGGCACCACCGAGGCCGGCCTACGCGGCCAGCTGCGCTCCGATGCCATTCCCGTCGTGTTCGACGAACTCGAGCAGAACGAGCAGAAGGACAAGCAGACCGTTCAGAACATCCTGGCCCTGGCACGCATCGCATCTTCCGAGGGCGGCAAGATCTACAAAGGCACAACATCGGGCGGCTCGAACACATTTGAGATCCGCTCAATGTTCTGCGTTAGCTCAATCAACGTCGCACTGATTCAGCGTGCTGACCTGGACCGGTTTTGCGTTCTCAGCCTGCGCAAAGACGAGATGGCCAAGGACGACTGGCATGAGTTCGAGCAGCAGATTCTCAATGCCTGCACTGAAGAGAATGGGCGCCGCCTGGTGGCACGAACTCTCCAGCAGATTCCCGCCATCCGAAAGAACGGCAAGGTGCTCGCAGCCGCCCTTTCCCGTCGCTTCGGCCAGCGTTTTGGCGATCAGTACGGCACCCTGCTGGCCGGCGCCTGGAGCCTGGAACCTGGGGGTGGTGGCGAGCTGACGCTCGAGATGGCCGGGCAGTGGATCGACTCGATGGACTGGGACAGCCGCGAGGTCGACGCCACCGACGCCGATGAGGTGAAGTGCCTCAACCACATCCTCCAGAACCTCGTGCAGGTGGACGGCGGCAAGCGCATGAGCGTGCTCGAGCTGGTGCAGATGGCCCAGCGCGGCGTGATCTTCGCCATTCCCGGACGGGACCACCCCTCGGACGAGATCGAGACGATCCTGGGCCGCTACGGGCTCAAGGTGGGCGGTGGGCACTTGGCGGTCGCCAACAACAGCACCAACCTGCAGGCGCTACTCAAAGACACCCCATGGGCCGGAAATGCGTTCCGTCAGGCCCTCCGCCGGCTGCCTGGTGCGACCGCCAGCACCGCCTCGATCCGCTTCAAGGGCAGCGGCGTGGCTCGCGCAACATTGGTCCCACTTGAGACGCTCGAGATGGGTTGAGACCGCCGACCGTTACAAAGTAACGGTGCCCGTTACGCCGAAACCCGTTGGTATGACTGGGTTTTGGCGTTTCGGTAACGTGTAACGTTTTCTCAGGAGAAACTTTTAAAGAGACTCTTAGCCCCAGAGCCCCCAGACCCCCTCTCAGAACCCCCTCCCTAATAAAATAAATTTCTTGTTACAAAGGTTACTACGTTACAAGCCAGGCCCTGACTGGGATTTGGCTGTAACGGTCCGCGTTACAGGGCGTTACAGCCTCCTGGGGCCTGCCTGTCTTAGCGTCTGTGCTGGTCTTACTGCGTTCGATGTTGAGCCTTCCCCCTGGTCGCGAGCACTCGCTTATCGACCCGTTCTCCACCGACCTTCACGGCTCCACCAAGTACCCCTTTGCAGCCATGGAGGTCGGCGACTACTTCTTCGTCAACGCGGTGGGCCATCGGAGGGCTGACGGCATTCGCCTGTGCGGAAGCGGCTGGGCCGAACGCCGGCACCTGGACTGGAAGTTCTCGGTGCGCCACGTCGAGCGGGCCGAGGGTGAACCGTCCAGTCGCCTGATCTGTGTCCGGGTGCGCTGAGCCATGCCCAAGCCCACCCCTGATCACCAGCGCCTAGCCAGGAGCCCCACCAGCTGGCCCTCCTGGCCCCGTGGAACCGCCTGCAAGGTGTTTATGGGCTACGGATGGGCCTCAGGCACCTGGGACGGCCTCCAGGGCGCTCGTGGGGCCATCTGGCTGGGCAAGGAGCAGCGGACCGTCTACTGCGACGACGCCCGCAATGTGAGACGCACCTGAGACTGGCGGGTATGCGGCTTTCGCTCGTAGACTCGGATCGTTGACAGGCACCAGACCCAGCGCGTGACATCGCTGGGTCTTTCTGTAGGAGGCCGCCATGGCGATTGAGTGGTCCGGTTCTGGTAGCTGGCGGCAAGGGTCGATCACCTTTGACGCTGATGCTGTGGTGAAGAACCTGGATGTCATTCGCCGGGTTCAGATGCCCTTCGTGATGAGCTACGCGCTCAATCAGATGGGGCCGCTACTGCAGGCTGCCCACCGGCAGGAGATGGAGCGGGTATTTGAGAACCCAGTGCCTTTCACCCTGAACTCAATCTTCTACACGCGGTCCGATAAAACCAAGCTCTACAGCTACATCGGCGTCAAAGAATTTGGCGCCAAAGGCAACCCCGCATCGAAGTATCTTTACCCGACCGTAAAAGAGCAAGGGGCTGGGGGCAAGCCGGTTTATGACACACGTTTTTCGAAAGCTTTAGCGCACCGTGGTTACACACCGCGTGGCTCGTATATGCTCGGAATCACAGACAGTGACGCGGCTCGATTGTCCAAGGGCAGGATCTCGCCAGGCCAATATACGCAAGTGCTGTTCTCTATCGGCGCATACGATAACGATACCTACACCGGTCGTCGATACGCTCAGGCCAAGCGTAAGCCCAAGAAGGAATACTTCATGGCGAAGCCTGGTAATGCAAAAGGCTTGAAGCCTGGCATCTACCGGCGCTCCGGCCGCGACATCAACATGCTGTTCAAGTACCTGCCTTCGCCGCCTACGGTGTCGACCCGTTACGACTTCTACGGCCTGACTGATCGGATCGCCCAGGAGCAGTTCCCCAAGCTGGTGTTCGGCAAACTCAAGGACGTGATGGGCGGCCGTTGACGGCTGCGTTGCCATCGGTTACAGATGGCGCATGACACAGCAAGACCTCGTCGCGCTCCGTGAGCGCCTGCAGCTGACCCAGCAGGAGCTGGCCGACAAGCTCGGCATTGACCGTGTCACGGTCGCCCGCTGGGAAACTGGGGCCCGAGCCATACCGGCTTTTCTTCACCTGGCGCTGGAGACGATCGAGCGCAGGCTCAGCGGTCGCCGCTCGCGGTGAGCTTGATGTTGCGGTTTGTTGCAGCGCCAGTTCCGGGAGTCCGGCGGGCCTGTACGGTTCCTGGGCGTTCAGCAAACCACCTGCGCATCATGACCGTTATCACTGCTCGCCGCTTGCGTTCCTACAGCGCTGCTGGCTCTATCGGCATCAAGCTTCGCCGTGCCCAGCGCCTCCAGGACGAGATCCAGCGCCTCGAGGCCCAGCTGTCACCCCTGCGGGCCTCGCTGCTTGAGCACATGCACCGCCAGGGCCTTGACCGCATCGAGCTGGGCCAGTTCCGCGCCACCCGCAAGGTGCGTCACAACTGGAGCTACAGCGGCCATGCCGATGCCGTCGCCCTGCGCCTACGCCAGCTGCAGCTCGACGAGCAGGCCGAAGGCGTTGCCACCGACCGCCCCACAAGCTATGTCGCATTCAGTGTGAAGCCATGACAAAACTCGCTACGGCACTGCTATTGCTTGCAGGTGTTCCAGCCTTTGCGCAGCAACCTGTGCAAAAGCAGGGGCAATGCCCGATCGGTTACTACACGCAATATGGCTATTGTGTGCCATTCTCCACCACGCAACAACCAGCGGTGAAGAAAACCAGCCGGGATTGTCCCATTGGCTGGTACACCCAAGGCGACTATTGCGTTCGCTTCAGTCGCTAAGGGTTGCTGAATTCTGTTCTGATTTATGAGTCTTCGACACTTCCTGTTTGCCGGCCTGCTCACGCTGCAAGCCGGAGCGGCCCACGCTACCCCTGAGCGCACCGTCGCCAGCGTCTACCACCCGAGCTACCACGGCGGGCGCACGGCTTGCGGCCAGCGCTATGACCACTGGGGCATCAGCGCCGCCCACGCCTGGCTGCCCTGTGGCACCAAGGTGACCATCCGCCACGCTGGCAGGTCGCTGGTGGTGCCCATCACTGATCGCTGCGCCTGCTCTCCTCGGATTGATCTCTCTGCCGGTGCAGCGGTCGCCCTGGGCGTCCCCGTCGACGGCATTGCCCCTGTGACCATTCGCTACTGATCCATGCTCTCTGCTGCCCTTGTCCTCTGCCTGGCCGCCCATGTGGCCTACAGCCTGCGCCAGTCCAGTCGGATCCGCCGGCTCGAGGTACTGGCTCACCGCCTAGATCGGAAGGTCGTGCCCTTCCGGCGCTGATTGTTTCGATCTGTAACAAGCGCGGCTGCTGCGGTCCGGCGGTCGCGTATTCTTCTCTCATCGGCCAACGAGCCGCCTTTATCGCTTGCCTCCCGTGAACCTCAACCAAGTCCGCGACTACACCGCCAGCGTGATCAAGGCCCTGCACACGGCCGGCTGGCACACCGAAGGCTTCGCCCTCGGCAACGACCTCAACAGCATCGGCTACCAGCCACTGCCCACGGACTACCTGATGGTGCTCGAAGATGCCGAGCGCCTGGCTGATCAGCTGCTGGCCAATGGCTGCGCCGCTCCCGTTCTCGTTATCAATTGATCCGATGGCCACCCGCTCTGTCATTGCCGTCCGCACCGGCACTGCCCGCAAGCCCTGCTACCTGGCTGTTTACTGCCACTACGACGGCTACCCCAGTCATCAGCTACCCCTGCTGCTGGCGCACCACGACAGCCATGAGGCTGCGCAGGAGTTGGTGGCTGGCGGCGACATCAGTGCTCTCCACACCAACCTGGGCTGGGATCGCGAAACTCTTCCTGAGTCGGGCCCGCTCTACTACGCCGATCGTGGCGAGGTGCCTGCTGTGGTGGCCCCAAAGGAGTTCACCGAGATCCAGGGCCTGCTCGATCATTTCCAGGAGTGCGGCTGCGAGCACGCCTACGTGTTCGTGCCCAAGCAAGGCTGGGTCCACACGGACCTGCGCCAGCTTGATCTTCCCTTTGAGCCAGACCCCACTGACTTCAACTACGTAGGCAGCCCAGATCATTACTGAATGTAACGACCGAGGGCATTCGGGGAGTCCCCCGCCTACCCTCGGGGAGTCCCATTAACACTTATCTGATCATGAAAATCACAGAAGCCGACCAGTTTCCAGCCACCGTCAACATCCGCCGCAAAGGCGATGACATCCTGGTGCCTCAGGATCTGGTGAAGAAAGTCACCCTGCCCGATGGCACGGTGCAGAAGCTCCTGCGTGATGGCGCCGTGGGCCGCTTCACCCGCAAGGGCGATGGCAGCCAGGTGCTCAAGCTGCGCTGGCACTCCAAGTGGTGGCCGGTGCCCGCAATGGAGGATGTTGAGCGCTGGACATTCGACAGCGTGTGCGAGACACCTGCCGGCGACATCATCGAGCCCGATGCCGATGATTCCTGGCTGCGCCTGCTGGGGCTGGTCTGATGGGCAGCACCTATATCACCAGGGCCGACAGGGCCCGCGTCATCGACAGCATGCTGGACGCAATGCTGGAGGTGGGCGACATTACCGACAGCCAGATCGGCGAGACCGAAGCCTGGCTGGCCGGTATGAACAACACCGAGCTGCGCCAGGAATGCAACGACAGGTGCCCAGACGAATGGAACCGACTGATCGGAAAATGACCCACGACGAACGGATACAGCTTGTGGCCTCCCTGGTGGCGGCCATGCTCAAGCGCGGCGACATTTTCGAAGACCAGATGCTGCAAGCTCGCGACGATCTGATGGCAGCTGACGATCACGAGCTGCTCGAGGTGTGGGAAGAGCTGTGCCCTGGGGACTTGCGGCCGGCCGGTTCTTAGGGACTTGCGGGGTGCCGGTTTTTAGGGCCAGGGACTTGCGAAGGGCCGGTTTTTAAGGGGTATTCACATACACGGCGGGGTCGGTTTTAGCGCCCCGCCTATTGCACGTCAAATTCTTAATTAGTACATTTGTCCTATAGTACATTTGTACTATAGTACATTTGTACTACTGGTACATTTGTACTATTTGTATAAACAACTAAAACAGTGCTGTTTGTAACTAATACAAACCGTTCTGTTTTATTGTTTTTATCAGCGCTGTTTGCATTGAATTAAACAGCGCTGCTTGTTTGTTTTCACAAACAGCCAACACGGTTAGGTGTGCTCTGCTCGGCCCACGGTTAGGTGTGCTCTGCTCGGCCCACGGTTAGGCGTGCTCTGCTCGGCAGGGGTGGCCAGGCTGTGGCCCTCCTTATGCCTGGGGTGAGATGCCACCCCAGGCCCGCACCCTCGCGAGGGGTGGCCAGCCTGTGGCAACTAGACCAATCCCAGAACTGGCACACTGGCCCTGGGCTAGGGGTGGCCTGGGCCTCAGTATTTAGGGGCATTGATCCTTACCTCTTATGACAAACCCCACCCCCACCACTGAGCGGGCCCTGGCATGCCTGGCCCAATCCTTTGCCCTCCTGCCCTCTCAGTTGGCCCCCTTTAAGGCTGTGGCCCTGCAGCTGCAGGCCCAGGGCCAGCCTGTGAGCCCTGGGGCCATCCTCAGCACAATTCAGCGGGCCCAGGCCCGGCCTGTGCTGCCTGGGGAGGCCCTGCCTCCTGCCCCCCTGTGCCATGGCAGCCTGGCCCCTGTGCTGCCTGTGCTGGCCTGAGCCTCTCACCCTTTCAACCCTTACCCTTACCCTTGCCCTCCCATGGCGATCGTTCTGATCTGGCGCGGCATTCAGCAGGGATGGCAGCCTGCCATCCCCCAGGCCCGGCCACTGGCTGTGGCTGAGCGTAGGCTGGCCCTCCTGCAGCGTATAAAGGGCCAGGAGCACACTTTTAAGCTTGCCCCCCATGCCTGAGCTCGAACGGGTCACAAACAGCCAGGGCCAGCCCATAGGTTGGGCCACCCCTGGCAGGCCAGACCTGGCAGCCATCCTGCAGCGTTACGCTGCCCAAGGGGCAGCCCAGGAGGCCCTCAGACGGGCCATCCGATCGGGCCAGCTGCCCCCTGAGCCTCAGGGCCAGGCCTGGCTGATCTCAGATCGCCACTAGCACAAAATTGTGGCCAATGGCTACAGAATTTTGTTGCCAAGCTTGTGGCCAATGGCTACAAAAGGCCAGCCATAAAGGAGGCCCGCAAATGCAAACCCTTATCCCCCTTTCTTCCATGCCTGCCATTCAAACCACAGCCCAGGCCCGCACGTGCGCCCCCTCCCGTCTGCCTGCAGACGTGGCAGCCCTCCTGGCACGGTTCAGCCTCACCCTTCCTGGCCTGCTAACTGATGACAATGCCAAGCTGGCCAAGGGCTCAGCCCAGGCCCTCCCTGTGATCTTGCATCACCTGCCCCATAAGGCCCTGGCTGCAGCCCTCACCCCTGAGAATGCCGGCATCCCCTCTCGGGCCTTCATCCCAGCCCTGCGAGAGCTCGCAGAATCCGAGGGCCTCCTGGCAAAGGGCCTGGCCCGCAATGGATGCCCCTGGGCCACCCCTGGCTGCGCAATGGGCTGCCTTAACTGGGCCGGCCATGGTGGCCTGAGCCAGGCTGTGGCAGCTGCCAGGGGTCGGCGCACCCTTGCCATGCTGGCTGAGCCTGCCACGTATCAACGGGCCATCCTGTGGGCCATTGGCAGGCACTATGCCAAGGCTCAGGCCCTGGGCCTGCCCTTGGCCGTGAGGCTCAGGGGCACCGATGATCACCCCCACCATTTGGCCCGGTTCAGCCTGAGCCCCCAGGAGGCCCAGGCCCTCAGGATCCGTTACGGCCTGCAGGCCGTGGCAGGGGAATCTATGAACCTGGCCCAGGCCCTGGCCCTGCCCCTGGCTGATGGCTCAGTAGTTCTATACGACTACACCAAAAGCCCCCTGCAGGGCAAAACTGGCCTCCTGGCACAAAGGGCAGCTGGCTGGGATGTCACAGCCAGCCTGGCAGCTGACAGGCCCTCAGCTGTGGCAGACGCTATGGCAGCTGCCCTGGCAGGATTCAGACTTGCCGCCCCTGTGCTGCTAGCAAAGGGCCAGGCCTGGCCTGTGGCCCTCAGGCTCACCCATAAGGGCCAAACAGTCACCCTCCCTGCGATCGCAGGAGACGAGTCTGATAATCGCTGGCTCGAGCCTCAGGGGGTTGCCGTGATACTGCGCACAAAAGTGAGCAAAGGGGCCGACCGTGCCATTGCTGATCCTTTCAGCCTGCAGGCCACCCCTGGCCCGCAGGCCCTGGCAGACGGATCAATTGAGCTGATCTGGGCCTGAGCCCAGGCATCACAGCCAAATCACAGGGGGCCAGCTGGCCCCCTTTGTTGCATCCGGGCCAGGCTCACCCCTGGCCCTTTGTTGTATCTGAGGGCCTGCCATTGTGCGGGCCCTTTGTTGTATCTCACCCCTAGCCTTTGCCTGGGGTGGGATGGCGCAATGGCCAGGGCTGTCAGGGCCGGACCGGGCCCGAGGGCCTGGCACCTTGTTGCAACTGATTCTCAATTGCAACCCTATGGGTCCTTCCGAGGGAAAACCCTCGCGGGTTAATTCGAAT